GGTGTTCCCATCCAACAGATCCCTCAGGGCTACCTGCCCGACACTCCTCAGAATCGCCACTCGTTTGAACAACAGGTTGAGGAAGAGGTTGAGAAGGAACTGGAACAGGTTGAAGAGCCACGCACTGGCGAGGACAGAGACTACGATCCAGAGCTGGCAGAAGCTGCCGACTACACCTCTATGACTGATGATCAGATCAACGCTGAGACCAAGGCAGGGCAAGCTCTTGCAGGTCTCGTGGGTGGTGCCTTCGCTGGACCTCTTGGTGCTCGTGCCCTTAAAGGGTTGGCACAACGAGAGCAACGTAAGGAGCTTGAGGAACAAGGTATTCCCACCGACAGGATTGATGACATCCTCGGTAAGGAACGTAAGCCTAAGGGCTTGCTTGGCAAGATTGCCGATAGGACTAGACGTGGCAGAGTAGGAGATCCGCTGAGTGCAATTAGTGGGTTGTCTGAAACGCCGGGTGCTAGGGCTGGTGATACATTCGAGGGTTCCGGGGACGACTTCGTTGACCTTGGGTCCACCGAACCTAGACGAGGGGATGACCGAGATGACGAAGATTCATTCGGTGCCACTCGATCAGAGACAGCTGCCGTTGGCGGTTTGTATAACAAAGGCGGTCTGGTTGGTAAGAAACCAAAGCGCCCAAAAAAGAAAACCCGTGGTAAACGGGGATTGGCTACCCGCAAGTAAGCGGCCCCAAGGAGATTTATAAATGCCTGAACTAACTGCTGTAGAACCCGCAAAGGTTGCTGGTTTCGTTAACCCTTCCTCCGCACGTGCAAAGCGAAAGAAAAAGATTGAGGCTGAAGAAGCCGCTCTCGCTGCACTCATGAAAGGAGAGGAGCCCGAGGCCAATGAAGAAGAAGAGACTCCCGCTGAAGAGCAAGTCGTCCCCGAGCCGGAGAAGGAAGAAGCAGGAACGCCTGAACCACAGGAACCTGAGCCGACTTCTGCTGAAGAACGAACTTTCAAGAAGCGATACGGAGATCTACGAAAGCACACCGATGACCTCAAGAAACGGATCAAAGAGCTAGAGGACACTAAGCCTTCCATCGTTGCTCCTAAGTCTGACGAGGACATTGATGAATGGCTGAAGCAATACCCCGAAGTGGGTTCCATTGTTACTTCCATCGCTAAACGAGAGGCACAGTCTCTCAACTCTCGCTTTGATAAGCTTGAGGAAGAGCGAGCAGAGTTCAGTCGCAAGAAAGCGGAGAACAAAATCCGCGAAGCACACCCAGATTTTGACAAGCTGCGTGATGCTGATGACTTCCATGACTGGGTAGAGAAGCAGTCTCGTTGGGTACAAGATGCCCTGTATGAGAATGCAGACGACCCCAAGGCAGTGATTAGTGTCATTGACTTGTACAAGATGGCAAATGGTCTTACTGTCGATGCCAAGAAGGCTAAGCAGAAAGAAGCAGCCAAGGCTGTTGAGAGTAAGGCCCCCGCAAAAGTCGAGACAGATGAGAAGCCTCGCTACTCTGAGTCTCAGATCAAACGTAATTCAGATAGTTGGTTTGAACGCAATGCGCAAGCGATTGACGAAGCTATCCGTGAAGGACGATTTGATTATGACCTGTCCGGTGGCGCACGCTAACTGGACGTATTAAGAACGCAAAAAGGAGGAGGGCCCCTACATGGACCACCCCTCCTCTCTTCCTTGCCTTCTATACATACACAAGAACATGACTGATAACCACCTGAACGTAGCGGCCCCTTTATGGACTACCCGCAGCAGACAGCCTTATCGTGACGTGGACTTTGTGTAACAAACAAATGCTAATATAAAGGATTAAACACATGGCATTTCAAGCTGCACCGGGCCACGGCAACCTTCCTCAGGGTAATTTCAGCTCTGTAATCTATTCCAAGAAGGTTCAACTGGCTTTCCGCAAAACAACAGTTGTTGGTGACATTACCAACTCTGACTAAACATAAATGGTCCTTCACGTAGTAATGCGTGTCGAAAACTTCGTGAATTGCTGGAAGGCTACGTCTTGATGAGGATAGGCTAATCAGCAGCCAAGCCCCGAGAGGGGAAGGTTCAGAGACTACGAAGTACAAACACAGATCCCAGCTTTAGCAAAGGGTGAATAGATGAACAATAAGAATAGAGCTATCCTATACGGCCTCGTTATCGGAGATGGTCACATCTCCTGTAGGCAAAGACTTAAGGATGGCAAGTACCCATACACATCTTCTGAGATTATCATAGGGCATGGCCTAAAGCAGTACGACTACATTAAGCATAAAGCAGCATTGCTTAAAAGTGTACTGGGGGGCAAAGAGCCTAAGGTGTCTAACACAAAGCACACACTCAAGGCCACTGGCAAGACCTACAACGGTTATAGGATTTGCAAGTCCGGGAAGTACTTCCGGCAGATGCATAAGGTTCTGTACCCAGTGGACAAGAAGAAAGTGATTTCTCGGAAGGCTTTGTCTTTCATGGATGCACACAGCTTAGCGTTGTGGTACATGGACGACGGAAGTATTATGGCCAACAAGAATAAGCAAGGAGAGGTTACATCCCTCAGCTTCCGTATCTGCACCCAGTGTAGCGAGGAAGAAGCTAATATTCTTGTGGAGTGGCTTAAAGGTTCTTTTGGTATTGATGCCAAGAGTTTTAAGTCTAAGGGTAAGTATGACGTGGGGGGTGCTACACAAGCCACCCTCTCCCTCGTTAACACTGTTCAAGAGTACATTATACCAAGCATGTCGTATAAGATACTCCCTGCTATGAAGTTTGTATTTCGCAAGAGTGCGAAGCATCCTAACTTTCGAGTGGATGATGATATAGTCCGAGCTTTAGGGAAACCTAAAGAAGTAGAAGAATAAACATCTCTACGATAACATTACTGATTTCGGTGAGATCTCTGCACAGGGTGACACCGTACGAATCATCAAAGAACCGGAAATCTCCGTACGTCCGTACGAGCGTGGTACTCAAATCACTGCTCAAGATCTGGACGACGAGGACTTCTCTCTGGTCGTTGATAAGTCGAACTACTTCGCCTTCAAGATCGACGACATTGAAGAGGCGCACTCGCACGTCAACTTCATGGACCTCGCAACCAACCGTGCTGCCTACCGACTGGCTGACCAGCACGACCAAGAGGTTCTGGGCTACCTGTCCGGTTATGCACAGTCTCGCCTGCACGTGAACGCAGATGAGGTTAACACCACCGTCAATGGTACACGGGCCATCCCGACCGCAGACAGCGACGAACTGCTTCCCACCATGAAGCTGCGTAAGGACTCCTTCGGTTCGATCACCACTGCATCTGCTGGCGATCACTCCATTCCGATTGGTCCTCGTCTGCCGGGTGCTACCTCCCTGCCGACTGCATACGTCTCCCCGCACCAAGTGATTACCCGTATGGGTCGTCTGCTTGACCAACAGTTCGTGGACAAGATGGGCCGCTGGCTCGTTGTTGATCCGGTTCTGTGGGAAGTCCTGTGCGATGAAGACTCTCGCTTCCTCGATGCAGATTACGGTGAGGCTGGCGCACTGCGCAACGGTCTGATGCTGAACAACTGGAACGGTTTCCGGGTCTACGTATCCAACAACCTTCCTGTCGTAGGTACTGGTCCGGGCACCACTGGCACTGCCAACCAGAACGAGAACTTCGGTGTACTGGTAGCTGGCCATGACTCTGCTGTTGCAACTGCTGAGCAGATCAACCAGACTGAGACTTACCGTGACCCTGAATCCTTCGCAGACATCGTACGTGGTATGCACCTGTACGGTCGTAAGATCCTGCGTCCGGAAGCCATCGTCACCGCTAAGTACAACCTTGCGTAGTAACTAATGACGGGGGCTACGGCCCCCTCATACCACTAATTCCTATAGGAGAATAATTGAATGGCTACTATTAGCTCCCTCGTTGTATCCGGCGGTCAGGGTAATCCCCAGCGTCGTGAATACTTTCTGGAAACCGTCATTGATCTGGCAGATGCAGCAACCGCTAAGGGTTCTGCTCTGGTAGCCACTGACTCCATCCATGCACTGACCATCCCTGCGGGTGTCGTGGTTATGTTTGCTGGTATGCAACTGGAAGGCTCTGCCTCCGGCGGTACTGGCACTGTCCTCGACCTTGGTGTAGACGGTGGTGACACCGATGCCTTCGTTGACGGCTTCAACATTGACACCGCCTCTGCGGACGCATACGCCACTCTGGCTAACACTGGCACACCCACCCTGTTCGCATCTGAGGGCACCATCAGTGTCCGCGTACAGGCTGCCACCACCGTTGCCACTGCTGGCCGTGTACGGGTCTTTGCTCGTCTGCTGGACGCCACTGAGATTGGTGGTCCGATTCAAGCAGATGCCGCTGACCGCGACCAACTGGCATAAAAAAGAGGGGGCCGCAAGCGCGGCCCCCTTTCTACCAAGGGATCATTGACATGGCAACACAAAGAATTTCGCTTGTAGGCGACTGGCAACTCGTACACACTGCCACTACAAATGACACCTCAATCATCTTTACTCCTCGTGTTAACAGCGTTAACTGGGCTATTGCTACCAGCATACCCGGTGCCAGCTTTGCTGGTCATATGGCTGACTCGGGAGAAGACAGAGAAGTGTTCCTCGAAGACGGAGAATCCTTCTATGTTAACGGGTCGGAAAGCAGAGAAATTTACGTAACAATCACCGAGTGAGGAATCTAAATGGCTTCTTTGACGAGAGGGCGTGGGGGCGGGGGTGGATTCTCCCTAGGGCCTGCACAAAATGTATTCACCGGGGCCACTCGTGCAGCGGCTGAGTCTGCCCGAGACACCTACTTCACGAATAACCCAGCAAACCTTACACAGTATAATCAAGACACAGCCCTCAACATCATCCTCGAATACACCGACAACGGGGACGGGGTAGCCATCTATCAGGTTCGTAACAACGCGGGCACAGAGTGGCTGGACAATAGCTCCTCCCGTGGTGTTGCAGGCAGAGACGGAATGGCTAACATTCCTAATGCCCCTGATGGCACAATCCCTATGGTGCAAGGAGGGGCCCTTGTCCCTTCCTCTCTGAGGGAAGTAGCAACTCTTATTGAGAGTGCTAAGTCTCTAGGTATTCCAGACAACTCTCTAAACTTCCTTAACCTACGGATCTCTGCATCTCAAGGGAGGTTCATCGCCTATGACATGTTCAATCAGGTCTATGCTCTGATTGGTAGTAGGCCCCTTACGTCAGCAGGCACAGGTACGTTCTCTATTGAGCTTGCGACAGCACGTCAAGGCCCTGTTGTTTTCCAAGGCCGCACTGACACCACGCACACCACCACAGAACTTGCCTTTAACTTCACCAATATCACTAAAGCAATTATCGACAACTGGGTGACTCGTGGGACAAGCGGTAAGTTCTACATCCAGATCCACGGAGGAGCAGACGCTAACGCTCGCGTGATCTACCGCAGTCATACGCCAGCACAGATTGCAGACGGTAATGTGTTTGATCTGACTGGAAGCTCCGGAACATCTGACTTTGTTCTAGACACATCTCTAGAGCCAGCGTTTCAGGACACAGGGCAAGAGCTTTATGTCCGGCTTCTGTCACCAGATGCAACACCTTTCACAATCCTTGGCTCGGTCACGACTCAGACAGACGTAGATGCAGACCCTCTTGGATTCACCGTCGTGGGGCAGAATGTTCCTTACTTTGGTACTCGTTTTTGGACTATCGTTGATGAGCGGGTTCTGACAGAGGCGGACTTGTTGACTAACGAGGCGATCCAAGATATTGTCGCTGACATGCTCACTAGTGGTACACACAGCGGAATTACTGTTAACTACGACGACGCAGCAGGGACCATTAGTCTTTCTGAGGATGTTGCAGCAGCAGACGTCTCCTTCGACAACAGCGATGGGAGGTTCTCTTCCCTTGGGGATGATGTACAAGAGGCAATTCAGAACCTTCAGACGCAAGTCAGTGGCATTGTAGTTCCGGGGCAACCTAGCTTCCGTGCATTCCGTACCTTCACAGGCGGTACGCTCATCAGCAATGTTAACTTCCGCATCGAAGAGATTACCCTCGACGGAACGAACTTTGCTGAATGGAACGACGTCAACAGCATTTATGCGGCAGGCCGGGTGAACAAGAGGGTTGATATTCTCTTGCCGACTGACGCGGAGATTGCAACATCTGGAGAGTCGTATCCGGTCGCTATCGAGGTCACACACCTTGGCGGCACAGACCGCACTCCTGCCGATGGTCGTCCTAACGTCGTTAACTTCATAATAAAATCAGGTGACACTGGAACTCAGATCAACACGGTTGCTCTAGGGCTTCGGGCAAACACTGGAATAAGCCAAGGTGACGTAATTGTACTCACCAAGGATGCAGCAGGGCAGAACTGGCAGGAGAGCAGGGCCACTCGTGACCCAGCGTCCACCCTCTTGCCTAATGGTGTGTTTACTTTCCACGAAAGACTACGTGTCTCTAACATCAACGCCATCTCTACAGAGCTTGCAGGTGTAGTTATTGAGGCAGGGGAAGCCTTCATCGTAGACACGGGCGGTACTTACTTTGGTACAGAGATCCGTGGCGGTGATGTAATTGTCTCAAAGGTTAATAACCCAGACCTCACCACTACGAGCGATGACTGGCTCATCATCCCTGAGACGAATAACTTCGGCCTCACGATGGAGCAGATTGCCTTCTTCGATGAAGTTACGAGAGATGGTACGAGGTTTGACACCAGTCGTAACGTCTTCGTTAACGAGGCTAACGTCATCAGCTTCAACAGCATGTCGAGTGGCCTCCCCGCTGGTCCATTCCCCTACTTCACAAGTGATGGGGTTTCTCCGGGCACAGCACGTTCTGTCACCTTCACTAACCAGAACTTGCAGTTTGCTGATCTTAGAGGCGGGACACTTAGCTTGATGGCATCCTTTTCAGCCAATCAGCAGTCGGGGTTCCTGCCAGACCTTACAGACATTGTGTTCGACTACGGGGGTGGTAACACCTTCACATTCCCGCTCACTGGGGTTGACCCTCAGTCGGGCATTGCTTCTGTAGACATCACCATTCCTAACCAAGACTACAGCGCCTTCCTTAACACCAACTGCAACATCACCTTGAACTACCAGTTCCGTGGTGCGACCTTCATTGGTTCTTTCACTATTATGGGGTTGTTCAATACACTGGACGGTACGCTCAGGCAAGCAGTCACTGACATTGCTGTCAACCAAGCAGCGATGGCAGAACAGCGGGTGAACACTCGCATTGACGGATTGGCTAACGAGATTGATGACGACGGAGCGGCTCTCCAATCTATCCAGCCTCGCCTGTCTCCGTACAAGACTGTTCAGACGAATACTCCTGAAGGGGCGGCGTTGTTCTTGGATAGCACAGGGTCTGATAACTTCCCTTCAGACCTTTCCACTATGCAGGCAGTGAGCGCAGATAACCCAAGGTTCACTGGTGGCAATACGTCTCTGTTCGTTGCTGTCCCCGGTGGCTCTATAGCGTACACCCTGAGGAACATCACTACCAGCAGTGACACCGCCCTCGCTGATGCGGACCCCGCAGTTACTCTGGGGGAGAGCAGGACTTTTAACGGGGTTTCCTACTTCGTCTATCGGGTGACAGGACTTACCTCCGGTCACGTGTACGAGGTAGAGAGGGTTGAAAACTCCCGTGTTGTTGCCTGGCCTGACGACATTCGTAACCTACAGGATGACGTAGAAAGAATTGATGCGGAACTCGCTCATGCAGCTCTTAACCTTCCTGACGAAGTAGTTGATGTTCTCGACAACAACACTAGTGTTACGGAAGAGTCCACCCCAAACGTAAGCCCGACGGCGTACAACAGGGGCCTAGCTGGGTCTACTAATACCTCCCAGACAGTGTTCTATGAGCCTAACGAGAACGCAGGCAGTGGGGGGTCTAAGGTATCCCGGCCCCTGTCCGAGCTTAGCGGTAATCAGTCTCAACGAAAGCTTTTGTACATTCCGCCAGAGGCTGCGTTCGTAAACCAAGCGTCTTACGTAACGGCTTTTGATGGGTCTACTGGCAGAGACCTAATCAGTTACGTGGATGGTACGTTCTTCGCTAACGTGTTTGTCCCCGCCAAGAGTGCAGGTACTAGCACTGAGACAGTGTATCCTGCCCCTTCAAGCCGCGTATCTGGTGCGGGTATCTGGCAGACGATCCCGTCTCTTACGTTCCAGAATGGGGTGCCGGTGCCTGAGTCTGATGAGTTGTTCTTCACTAGGAACATTCCAACAAGCTCAACGACCATAACCATCAACTACAGAGGTCACGCTAACGGGAACATCTTTGGTGCCAACTCAGTAACCCTCTCGGGGGTAGGCGGTACGAACGAAGTGTTCACCACCTTTACGTTGAGTGACGGGAGTGAAACCCTAACAGTAGAGGTTCGCTGGTATCCCAGCACTCGGAGTATCAGGGTGAGTGAGAATGCCCGTGTCAACGCAGGACTGCCCACCATTAATGATGTGCAGGTAATTCTGTCGTACACCGAAACTCGTGCAATCCCTGCAACCCCTGCAACTACCCGCAGGGTGGCTCTGGAGAATGTGCATGATGGATGGCAGGTCTTTGCATTCCGTCCCGCTGCTAGTGGCAACCTTGCCATTGTAGGAGACACAGCAGAGATCGACACAGGGTACTCGTACACTACATTGTTTGGCTCTGGTCTTAGCGGGACTATCAATGTCGGAGAACAGGAAGCGAGGTTCCTTAACTTTGAGGACTTCACTCCAATCCACACGACAGTCTCTGATCTTGAGAACCACGCAACACTGCCTCAGTTTGGGCTGTTCTCCACTACGTACACGACAGAGACTTTGTTTAACCTCTCTGTTACTTTTAGACCTAGCGGTCTTAACGTAGGGAACCTCCCCACATCAGCTACAGGTCTCACATCTGGTGATGTGTGGAATAACGGGGGCACCCTAACTATCGTACCATAAGGAGTAATAATGGCATACAACTTTCTTACACTGGTTAACGACGTGTGTAAGAGGCTTAATGAAGTTGAGCTCACAGAGCAAGACTTCGCTGGCACCACAGGGGTCCACTCCCAAATTAAGGACTCCATCAACTACGCCATCCGGGACATCAACCAGCTAGAGTATGAGTGGCCATTTAACTTGGTCACTCAAACCATCACGCTGGTTCCCGGCCAGCCTCGCTACTCCTTCCCTTCCGACTTCAAGACGGCATCTATGGATACCTTTCGTATCCACAGAAACGATACGTTCGGGAATGAGAGTCGTATCCTAAAGCCCTTGCTATACGAAGAGTATCTAACTTCTTTCGTTGACCAAGACTTCAACACTTCTGACGAAGTTAGAGCCTTGCCTGAGTACGTATTCCGTACACCTGACTTGGGGTTTGCACTGGCGGAGACGCCAGACAATCCCTATGAGTTGACGTACGAATACTACTCCCTTCCTCTGGACCTCGTGGTTCAAACAGATGTTCCTACAGTGCCTGAACAATTCAGACGCACCATCGTTGATGGAGCCATGTTCTATAACTACATGTTCCGAAGCGACGTAGAGAATACTCAAATCACACAACAGAAGTTCAGAGAAGGACTCGATCATCTACGACAGGTGTACATCAACAGGTTTGACTACATCAAGAGTACAATGATTGAGCGTAGGCCCTATCCGTCGTTCAATGAGAGGATTGCTACATGACGGAAAGAATTCGGTCTTTCTCTTCGCCCTGCTCTGCTGGGCTTCTAAACAACATTGACCCCCTAACTCAGGGGGCCAATTTTCCCGGCTCTGCTCTCCGTATGGTGAACTACGAGCCTGCACTTGAAGGGGGCTACCGTCGTATCAGTGGATTCACTAACGACTATGGAACCCTGCCCGGTCTCATTGGGGAGCCCACTCTGGGCATTGCAGTGTACCAAGAGATTAACGACGGCATCTTCGGGTGTCGCAGGCCCCAGTCTGGTAATGACTACTTCCACTACTGGGATGCAACTAACGAACAGTGGGTCACTCCTTCAACCACTGGTAATCCTACGATGGTGGGGGTGGAGAAGGTAAGGTTCGCTAAGCTACGCTGGGGTGTGCCCCTGCTCGTACTCACAGACGGCGTGAACCCCGGAGCGACTTGGGATGGCACTACCTACTCCCAAATCACTGACCCCCTTGCACCGTCCGCTCCTCGCTTCTCTGAGGATTTCTCTAGTCACCTGTTTCTCGCAGGTGATCCTGCTGAACCAAACCTTGTCTACTTCTCCGCACCCTTCACCGCCACAGACTTCGATCCTGCTAATGGTGCTGGTGTGATTAACGTGGGCTTTGAGGTTACAGCAATCAAGTCCTTCCGTGACCAACTCTACATCTTTGGCAGCACTCAGATTAAAGTGCTCACTGGTAACACTCTTGCAGACTTTGTGTTGGACGACGTAACGAAGAACGTAGGAACTGTTAGTCCAGACACAGTGGTGGAGTTTAACGGGGACGTAATCTTTCTCTCGGCAGACGGTCTTCGTCCTATTAGTGGCACCGACCGTATTGGCGACATTGAACTGAACGTATTGTCTAAGCCAGTGCAGAACATCTTCGAGACTCTGTACAACAACGAAGACCTCACACAGATGACCACTCTCGTTGTAGGCCGTAAGACTCAGTTCAGAATGTTTCTCAACAACTCAGAGTCCTTCGGCATCATCGGTTCTATCCGTAGGTCTGGTGACGGAGGCCAAGGGTTTGAGTATTCACAGCTTGTAGGTATCTCTGTATCTGCTGGTGACTCCTCCTACATTGGTGCTACAGAGTTTGTTATCCACGGAGATTCTGTTGGTCGTGTGTTCAGACAAGAGTCTGGCATTGACTTTAACGGATCACCTGTCTTTTCCCTCTACCAGACTCCCTACCTCTACATGGATGACCCTATTATACGAAAGACCATTTACGATGTGAATACGTATATGCGCTCTGAGGGGGAGATTAGGATTAGTCTGGGCCTCACCTACGACTACGGCGATACTAACGTCCTGAAGCCTTCTGATGAAGTGCTGGGCACACAAGGGGTGGCAGCCTTCTGGGACTCTGCTACCTACGACACTACAGACATCTACGACGGGAACCCAAGTCCTCTGACTCGTACCCCTGTTCGTGGTTCTGGCAGGTCTGTGTCTCTGACGTATGTAACAACCGACTCACAACCCAGCCACACTATTCAGGCGTATGTGGTTTCGTACGCACTTCATGATAGACGTTAAGGAATGATACATGACCGGATACACTAGACAGTCTACTACCGACATTGTTCCCGGTGAGGTGGTACGATCTGAGCCCATCAACCGGGAGTTCAACAGACTTAGAGATGCGTTCGACTTTGATGCCACTGGTAACACAGGGCACACCCACGACGGTAGTTCCGACCAAGGCTCCTACGTCCCTCTCATCGCTGACCCAGATGGCAACAACAGGGCACAAGTAGACTCTGTTAATAACCGCATTGGGTTCTCTGTAGAGGTGAGTGGTGCTCGGGCAGAGCAGCTACGCATTCAAGATGGACTCGTAGTACCAGTTGTCACCAACGACATTAGCCTCGGTACAACCTCTGTTCGTTTTAGAGATGCCTTCTTCTCTGGCAGTGTCTCTACAGTGGGCATTACGGCAACAGGAACTGCCACTTTCTCTGGGCCTTTCACCTTCTCTGGTGCTGCACAAGGGCCCATTAACATGAACGGCAATGCCATCACTGGTCTGCCTTCTGACCCCATTAACGATGGGGACGCAGCGAGCAGGGCCTTTGTCATTGCCACAGCCACTGGCGGCATCACCGACATTCTCCAAGCTTCTCAGAACTTGGCAGATCTAGATGACGCAGCCACCGCCCGGACTAACTTGGGCCTCGGGGGGCTGTCCACCCAGAGCCCTGCCTCTGTCTCCATCACAGGTGGTAGCATTACGGGCATCACAGATTTAGCAATCGCAGACGGTGGCACTGGGGCTTCTACTGCCTCGGATGCTCGGACCAACCTTGGTCTCGCAGGTATGGCCACTCAGAGCCCCTCCAGTGTGTCTATCACGGGCGGCAGCATTACTGGCATTACGGATCTTGCCATCGCTGACGGGGGTACTGGAGCTTCGGACGCGAGTACAGCGAGAAGTAATCTAGGGCTGGGCAACGTGGCCACTCAGTCCTCTTCCAGCATCTCAATCACTGGGGGCAGTATTAGTGGTATCACGGACCTTGCCGTTGCAGACGGGGGGACAGGGGCCTCTACTGCTGCTGATGCCAGAGCTAACCTAGGCGTAGACCGTAGCACTAACGCAGACTTCAGGTTTGTGTTCGCATCGTCTGCCCTTACGGTGAGTGCCTTTAACGAAGTGGCTATTAACGCCTCGTCGTCTTTCACAATTACACTTCCTGCTTCTCCCAACTCTGGGGACTGGGCTTCTTTCGTTGTCGTCTCGGGCGACTCGGAAACTAATAACATCACAGTGGACCCCGGCAGCAACACAGTTAATGGCGATTCTTCTTTCGTTATTGATGTGAATAACGCCAAGGTGGATCTTGTGTATAACGGAACTGAATGGAGGGTTGGCTGATGCCTAATCTATCTGACTTTATTGGGGGTGGGGGTTTCGAACTCATTGACTCCCAAACTTTCACTACCTCTGGTACTTGGACTAAGCCCACCACAGTGGATGATAATGACATTGTTGTTGTTGATTTGTGGGGTGGGGGTGGCTCTGGTGCCTCTGATAGCTCTAACACTGACGATGCAGGCGGCGGAGGCGGGGGAGGTTTCTCCCGAGTAGCAGCTAGGGCATCGGCCTTCTCCTCCTCTGAGACGGTTAGTGTGGGGGCTGGGGGTGCCTCAGCAACCTCTGGGGACGGCAACGATGGAGGAAGCTCCACCATCACTATTAGCGGTACAGCCACTGTTGGTGCCAGTGGTGGTGAGGGGGGTAGCGACGGTGGCTCCGGGGGTGTGATTGGCGGAGACGGTGGTCAAAGCCTACAGCACATTAGCGTCGGTGTATTTGGAAGTGGTAGCACCTATTCAAGCCTTGACCAGTGGGGTCGGGGGCAATCTGATACTGGTGCAAGCGATTTCTCGGGCTCAGCTGACAGCACTCGCGGCGGCGGTGCAGGAGGAAGCACTGCCAGCAGCGCCCGCAGGGACGGAGGTAACAGCGTATGGGGCGGTGCCGGTGGCGCAGGACATAACGCTGGATCGGGCTTTGACACAGCCGGAGGCTCTTCTGTGTTCGGAGGGAATGGGGGCAACAGCCCCTCAGCTGACAACACCGCAGGCAATGCAGGGACGGCCCCTGGCGGGGGTGGCTCGGGCTCAAATGGCGGGGCTGCTTCAGGGGCTGGAGCTCGTGGAGAGGTTCGTGTTTATGTCGTTCGTGGGGGCTTTCCCTCCGAAGACTTCGTATTCGAGGTGTAATAATGAGAGTTGCAATAGATAAAAATGGTGATGGCGTCATCGACAACATTGTCGAAGCCGATAGCCTAGAAGCCGCTACAGAGTTGTTCCCTGTAGACACAGTGTTGGACGCAGTTTCTTCCGGTGTGCAGATCGGGTGGGTAAGGCAGCCAGACGGCTCTTACGCAAAGCCGGAAGAGCCACTCGCAGAGCCCACTTACCAATCTCTAAATAAACTAGAGGCCATGGCGTTGTTCCGGGCAGTCACTGGCAAAGGAGACGCAGAAGAGCTAGCAATGCGTAAAGACCCTGCGCTTGAACTGCTTTGGATGAAGTGGCAAACTGACGTACCACAGAGTATTCATCGCGATAACCCGGTGGTGGGTGTTTTCTTGGATGGACTAATCGCAACCGGACACGCCACAGAAGAGCACAAGGTGGCAATGCTGGCAGCTTGGCCGCAAGAGTAATAAGGATAAGCTATGGCTAAAATGTTTCAAGGTTTCACTACTGAGCAACAGTCTGCCCTCTTGAAAAAGATGGGTCACGACGTTCCTGCTCAGCAAGATGAGATTGACAAGTTCCTAGCAGCTAGCCCTGCTGCCGCTGCATCAATGGGAAACTACGCTAAGATAGCCTCGCAGCGGGTAGCAGGGGCCCCCTTAAGTGGTACAGTTGCAATGGCCAATGGTGGGGTGGCGACAAATAAAAAGCCGCCCCTCAAGTCTGTTGAGGAACGGCTAAGGCTAAGGCAGAAAGATCAGATTAAGGCACAGACTCGTGTAGATGATTTGACCCAACAGCTGTCTGAGGCACAAGAAGGTTCGGAAGAATATACAAATATCCAGACCTCCCTCGAACAAAGTCAGGCCAGTCTGGATGACTTGAATAAAAGAACAGCCCGGCTTGGCAAAGAGTTCAGTGCGCAGCAAGCGAACCGAGAACGAAAGCTTTTGTCCGGGACTCTCAAAGACCCTGCCTCTGTACTTCAGCAGGCAGAGGGTGCCACGTTTGGAGACCAAGCGGCGGAGGCAGGATCTGTTGACCCCTCCACAGGGCAGACCCAACAGAGGGCTCCTGCGGCTGCCTCTCGCCAAACCAACATTGCAAAAGCAGCTATGCCTGAGCAAATTGAAACTGCCACCTACGACGCAGCTACAGCAGCAGAGGAGGTTGGTCAGGAGCTGGAGGGGCTGGAGGCTGCACAAGGTCAGGTCTCTGAGGAAGTTGTAGCTGAGACACAAGACCCTGAGACCCTCGCACAACTCCAGCTACAGGCCGCTCAGGCAGATGCAGCAGAGGTTGCTGCCGTTAACCCAAGAGAGCTACAGCCCGGGGAAGCAGTTGATGGCTCTGCTGTTGATATGCAGGCAGTGGATCAGGCCCTTCAAATTGAAGCTGCCCAGGCTGACCCCTCTAAAAAGGCAACAGTTCAGGGGCAACTCGAAGAGCTGATGCAAGACTTCGAGGGCGGAGAGACTCCTGTCTGGGCCGCTGGTGCCATGAGACAAGCCAACCAAGCACTCGTTGCTCGTGGCTTGGGTGCCTCCTCTCTCGCAGGACAGGCAGTCATTCAGGCAACGATGGAAGCAGCCATTCCCATTGCTCAGGCTGATGCACAAACCTTCGCAGCCTTTGAAAGCCAGAACCTTTCCAATCGTCAACAGACAGTGATGTTTGCTGCACAACAACGAGCACAGTTCTTGGGCCAGAAGTTTGATCAAGACTTCCAGTCGAAGGTTCTGAACGCTGCTAAGATTAGTGAGATTGCCAACCTCAACTTCACTGCTGAGCAGCAGGTCGCTCTTGAGAACGCACGTCTTGCCAACTCTGTTAACATTGCCAATCTTAATGCAGAGAACGCTAAGGTTCTCGCAGATGCTGCTGCAATGTCTCAGATGGAGCTCACTAACCTGAACAACAGGCAGCAGGCTCAGGTACAGAATGCACAGAACTTCTTGCAGATGGATCTGGCTAACCTGAACAACCAGCAACAGACTAACCTGTTCAAATCTCAGCAGATGACCAATGCCCTGCTGTCCGACACAGCGGCAGAGAACGCTGCTCTGCAATTTAATGCCGCCAGTGAGAACCAAACCAATCAGTTCATGGCTGATCTTGCCTCCACCGTATCTCGTTTTAATGCGGAGCAAACTAACCAGACCCGTCAGTTCAATGTCAGTCAGACTAACGAGATGGCAAGGTTTAATAAAACCATGCAGGCTGAGCGGGACAGGTTCAACGCTAATAACGCACTTGTCGTTGCACAGGCTAATGCCCAGTGGCGACAGAACATTGCTACGTCTGAGTTCCAATCTCAGCACGAAGTCAACTTGGCCAATGCCCAAGCCTACAACAACCTGACGTCTGACCAACTCAACCAACTCTGGCAACGTGAACGAGACATTATGGCTTTCGCTTTCACTGGTGCAGAGAATGCTGCGGATCGTGAGATCCAACTCCTGATGGGTGATAGAAACTATGCACTCCAGCAGCAGCAACTTGATGCGGATGAGAAGGCAGCCTATGGTGCTCTGGCAGCTACAGTGCTGTTCGGAGGTGGCGGAGGTGGTGGCCTTCTTGGAGGTCTCTTCTAAATGTATGCCAACATGTATAAACAAGCTTCTCAAATGGCTGACCTTATTCGCTCCGGTGAATACCAGAAGTCACGACAGAAGCGCATTGAGGATTCGGGGGTCCAGTCTCTGGTCTCCCGCCCCACCGTCGAACGTGACGGACAAGAGGAAGAGCAAGAGAACGAACTGGAGTTCATTGCTAACCTCATTGCCAACATCAGGGACATGGATGGGGGCATTGAGGTTCCTCAGATAGACAAAGGCCCAGATATGGACTACACAGGTAAACGAGGAGAGGCACCCACCCCCTCTCGTTCCAGCGAACAGTCTCCTGAACTGAGGTCTGACCCAGAGTTCATGGCTGGTGTAGATTACATGCAACAGCGTTGGGGCATTGAGCCTGACGAACTCTTCGACATTATGAAAGGTGAGTCTAACTTCAACCCCACTGCACAGAACAGCAGCACTAAAGCGGCTGGCCTGTTCCAGTTCATTCCTTCCACAGCGGAAGAGCTTGGGGTTACAGTTGATGAAGTCCTCAACATGTCCCCCTCTCAGCAGCTGGATCTCTATGACAGATACCTAGAGCGGTGGGACTACGCAGGTCAGGGCCTCGGCATTATGCAAGCAGCCCCCGGCCACAGAAACAAAGGCGCAGAGGAAGTCATCTACGACGTAGGCAGCCGTGCTTGGGAACAGAACCCCGGCTGGCGCAGTGCAGGTGGCGGTGCAATTACTCGTGCCTCCATTAACGACTATTACAGAAAGGAGCGGTAATGCCTTTTAACGCACCAATTCCCGGTCAGTCTCTGACCACCACACCACGTAACGCTCCTTATGAGAGGCCCCCTCAGGTAGTTGATCCTGAGGGAGCACTCGCTCTACACCTCGACAGACTGGCAGATGAAGACAGAATGGATGGGGTTATGCAATTCCTAGAGCGAGGCCTAGATGTACAGACAATGACAGAGGGTCTCCTTCGTAGTGCAGTGGCTAACGGCGTACACACAGTGGATGTGAGCCTCATCATCGGCCCTGCCATTCATGAATACATTAAACGCACAGCAGATAAACTGGGTGTTGAATATAAAGAAGGCCCTGACTTTGACAAAGAAGACGAGGACGTCGTTCAGAGCAAAGCAGGGCGGTCAATGGCGGCAGGTCGTTTCTTGAGAGACAAACCTAAAACCATGCAGAAGAGTGATGATGTAATTGAACTAGGCCCGGAGACTCCGGCAGAGTCTTCCCGCCCAATCCCCTCTAAGGGGCTGATGTCTCGGAGGTAATGAATGTCTTTCATCGTAGGGTTTATGGATCAATACAACCGTATCCAAGACAAGAAAGAGAAACGAGAGCTCCTCGCTCAGGAGCTTCGTGCTAAACGAGAGAACGAACTCATCGGTCTTATTGGTAAGAGACAGAAGAGAACCAAGGCTTCGGCTAATGAGTCTTCTGCACTCAACGCCCTTAGTGTCCGTATTGGGGATGCAGAGGGCAAAGACGACTATCTGAGGGCAGTGGCTAAGGCAGGTGTTGCTGGTCAGATTATGGGTGGTATTAACGAACTAGAACTTGATGACCCCAACAGAGAGCTTCGTCTCGAAGGTCGGAACATCATGGATAACTTCTCTGTCTTCTATGAAGAAGGGTCTCCTTCTGTTAAGACTCCGACACTTCAAGACATTGAAGGTGCTAGCTACGAGGAACTGCGCCAGATGAAGGTAGACCTTCTGTCTGCTACGGAAGCCCCTTCTTCGTCTTACGTAGATGTAAACACTCAGGGCGTATTTGCTGGCAGCAACAGACTTCGCAGTGAGGCACAGAGTCAATACGACAACCTCCTCGTTGAGACCTTCTCAGGGTCCGTCACAGACAGCACAGAGCCCGAGAACGTAGCCATGGTACAAGCCATCAACGACTTGCAGAGTGACAGCCCTGTGGCCCGTACACGAGCTCGTAACAAGCTTATGAGAACCCCAGAGGGTGTAGCCATCTATGGCCAGATGATGGAGATGTCTGCCAACATCCCAAGCTTCGGAGTTCTTAAGGACATTCCGGGCACATTCAATGAACTCGACAGAGCCTATTATGTCGTATCCAATTGGGATCGGTTGAATGACGAGAACAGATCTCGTGCCCTTCAAGCCTTCCCATACATTCAGTCGCTAGTGAGGAACTAATGGACCCAAATGACGTCTTTCAAAGTTGGGGTGTGGGTAGTCAGGAAGAAGAGGACGAGCGCCTCTTCGACGACCCCAATGCCGTGGTCGGTGGGTGGGAGATAGAACAACTCCCAGCTAACGAGGTTCCCTCTGCTGAGGGACGTCAACTCGTTGACTACGAGAAAATGAAGTACACCACAGCAGATCTAACTGACGACCAATTCTTCGCCCCCATTCAGCGTTACATGGTGAGTCGCTTCGGTACTCATCTTGAGCAGGAAGACAAAGAAGAAGTTGTAGCGAAGTACCTTAACAACATGCGTGGCTTCTCTGGTGGTAACTCTGTTCGTGCTGTTAACGAACTCTCGTATCTCGCTACGCTAGAGGACAAGGACTCTGTGGTTGCTGGTGAAGCCTACGCAATCTTTGAGAACCTGCCCAACATCTTCAGCGAAGAAGCTTCTTGGAGTGACACCCTTGGGGGTAGCTGGGACTACACACGCTCTGCTGTGCTTGACCCTGTTAACCTTCTCGGTGGTGTCATTGGTAAGAGTGTTACCTCTGCCGGATTCAAGGGCGGTGGGGTAGCAGCTAACATTGCAGCCAAACAAGCCTACAAGAAAGTGTTGACCCAACAGGTTGCATCAGGTGCAACTGAGGCAGCAGCTAAGTCCATTGCCACCAATGCAGCCACCAAGGTGTTTTCTGGTGCAGGCAAGAGACTTGCTGCTCAACAGGCAGCAGTGGCCACAGCCAGACAGAATGCAGCACAGACTGCTGCTTCCACTGTCGCTGGTCGTATTCTCGCTAAAGAAAACCTCGTAGAGTCTGGGGTCATGGCAGCCATTGACTCCCTCGCTGCTGGGGCTACAGACTATGCCTACCAGAGTGCCCTCACTAGGACAGGCGTAGAGGACGAAATTAGCCTCTCTCAGACCGCATTGACTGCCACAAGTACCCTCGTACTCGGAGGGGCTCTTTACTCCCTACAGGGCGTGTTCAAGCGCTCTGGTGCGGACATAGGCCCAGACCTAGACGACCTTAAGACAACTCGCTCTGGTGCCCGTCTCTCTTCCCTCGGTAACGAGATGGGAGAGGCAGTGAGCCAAGGACGCATCAGTGCAGCAGGTGACTGGATCACAGACGTTACTCAAGGTAAGGAACTCAATGACCTTGATGTCTCCTTCTGGGTGACGATGATGAACGGGGATGAGGAGCTTGGCATCAAAGGGTTGACGGAGCTACTGGTCGAACAGAACTACGTCTTCATTCCTAAGAACTCTGATGATAACATCACCAACTTTATCGGGGATGTGATTAAGGAGGCTGACCCTCAAGACTTCCAGCAGTTCGTTAGAAACTTCTCCGAGGCAACAGGTAATCCTTTGTCCCAGATCCAAGAGCTTTCTCAAGAAGAGTTTGCCAATACATTCAAACGAAAGATTAGCGACTCTGGTAGACTGAGTAACCTGCTTAGCCAAGCCGCTCGTGACTTGGGCATTGAGAAGTCTAACCTCTCTGCCGATGACATGTGGAATCACTTGATGGGAGAGAGTCATGGGAAGATTCAAGAGGCGATTGAGGGTTTCGTAGGCAAGAGTATTCCTCGTGCCCAGAACCAGCTCATCCGTTCTCTCGTCTCTAACCTCTCCACTACCCAGCTCAACCTTCTCGGCTGGTCTGCCGCCACAGCAATGGACACAGCCTCTGATCTGGTCACTGCTGCTGTGCAGGCCCCTGTTGCTTTTGCAAAGGGGGACAGGTCAGGTATCAAGGAGGCTGGTGTATTGGCCCGTAGCGTCGTTCAGAAGCTCGCTAACACCCTTGATCCCAACACTACGTATGACCAGTACCTGAAGTACGCTAGGGCCCGTCCTGAGGTCATGAGAGAGCTCACAGGTATCCTCCCCGGTGGGGTGGAAAGTACGAAGAGGTTGTACAACCAGATGGAACTTGATAGATCCATCGGCAGTATGCGTGTTGACCAAGGCATTGACTTCGTTCAGCAGCTATCTCTCGTTAAAGCACAAGATGCCTACACCAAATCCATTGAGTTCATGACTGAGTTGGATAAACAGCTTCGTCTTCCTACAGATCGTGGTGGCTTTGGTATGAGCTACGAGGAGTTCATGAGTCAGAAAGACTACTGGCGATACATGAACACTCAGGAGTATAAGGTTGCTGAACAGAGGGCAGTTACCACTGCACTGGATAACATCTTCGGTCGCTCCTATGGCAACATTGGTGGTGCTCTTGGTGACGTTGCTGACTTCATTGAGAAGACTCGGAACATTCCGGGGGTTGGTATTCTCCTTCCCTTCGGTCGGTTCTTCAACAACACCATGGCCTTCATGGCAGACAACAGTGGGCTGTCCCTTGTGGGGCGTCTTGCGGGTTTGAACAAGAAATCCACAGAAAGCACTGGCCGTCTGGCTGCACGTACTGCTGTGGGTTGGGGACTCATTGCATCTCTGGTTCAACGAGAGATGGAGTTTGCTGAAATGGGACTGGCATGGGATGAACAGACTCACCTTGGGGACGCCACTGGTGCTATCACCTCGGAGAAGTTTAACTTCCCCTATGCATTCTTCAAGGGCGCTGCTCGTGCCATTGCATATAAGCAACTCGGTAAGGAGATTCCCCCAAACATGATGAGTGACTGGGTATCCACTGTTGGTCCTGAGTCCTTCACCCGTGAGTTCACTGACCTGTTCTCTCCTCAGTTCAAGGATGAAATCATCTCCACCATTAACGAAGAGGGTGTGGCCCTTGACATGGCTAGCAACGCCATTGGTAAGCTGTTTGCACAGACAGCCTCTGGTGCTACCCGATTCGCAGAGCCCATCAACTCTCTGGTTGGTATGGCACAAGGGGAAGATCGTATTGTGGCTGACCGTCGTCAGGGCAACACAGTTGTTAATGAAGCCACCCGCTACATCGACAACATCATTGGTCTGACCGAGGGGCAAGAGCAACGCTACTCTGCCACACGTGGGCCCCTTCGTCCGCAGGATAGCAAGTTCATCGCGCCCGTACGAGAAACCACCGTCACCAACATGAGTAGGTTGGCATCGACGGTGGGTATTCCTGAGTGGGATAAGTCTATCACGATGATTGGTAAGGATGCACCTGAGGCGTCTAACCGGTATGCACGTCTCTACAATGAGATTAACGAGACAGCAGCCGGTCGTCTCTTGGCCAACCCTCAGTTCCAAGAAGGCAACCTTGAAGTTAAAACTATTCTGTTTAAAGAACTCCTGAAGAAGAACAAGAAAACTGTTCAGGACTTTATGGAGGCTAATGTCTATGGCAACGACTCGACCCTGCTTCGTATGTCGGACATTCAGAACAAGTACAACGACAGGGACATTAATAACGCCCTAAAGGAGCTGGGCATTGAGAAGGACAACCTCGTTGATCTAACTGACAGGGAGATGGAACTCCTAGAGTCCGCCCTGAAGTTCCGGGACGAGATCCTAATTACCCAGTAGAAACGAAAAAAGGGAGGGCCTTGCGGCCCTCCCCTCAATCTTCTAACATAAAGTCAGCCCAAGCGAGAGCATCCCGCTTGATCTGATCTCTATCCACAAAGCCGTTGCTGTTTGAGATGAGTGCCCCCATTGCTTGGGCGGCATACAAGTCTCTTGCAGTTACGGCTTTTGGTTTTTGTAGGCTAGCCTTTTTAGGGGCTAGCTTTTTTGCGTTCTGCACTTACGTCACCTTTCATGTTCTCATAGTAAGCTTTGTTAAATCCGTACTCCCAGTCTCTATACCGCTGGGTTCCTGTGTTAAAGGGGTTAACAATGTGTCCTCTCTTGAAGTCCAAGACTCCACGATTGAACGGCTTCATCATACTCACACGCTTAAGACTGGCAGTCATGTTTAATCCACTGTAGTTAGGCTGACAATGTTTACTCGCTCTTCAGGCTCCGACTCTTTCAGAAATTGATAGAGCTCTTGGAGCAGCTCCAGAGATTCTTTGGGCTCCCTGTTACGGAAAGCCCCAGAGCTAAGGATACCAACGGCTGCGTTAACGGCAGTTACACGCAGGCTCAGATCTTCTTCATTCATTCACAACTCCTAATGCATTCATACCCATGCAGTTTTAAAAATTCAATAGATTGTTTAATCTTATCCTCCACTCGAACCCCCTTTCCGTGGGGTCCGTCCCTAAGTTCAAGATTTTCTATCCTATTATCAGACCGGTCCCCGTTAATATGGTGCACCGTCTCTGAGCTCTTGAGTGGACGCCCTATGTGCTCAGACATCACATATCTATGCTCTCTTACATAGCCTCCCTTCCCTGCGTTTGGGTGGTCGGGACGAAATAGTTTAACATACCCATCAACCCCATCACTGTACCTTTTGTTCGGATCTCTGTTAGTCTTGCCTTTATCAGATCTGTGAGGGGGATAGTAGGTAGGGTCTCCCCACCGTCTAAGCCTCTCGTAGTGAGCCGAGCAGAGGGGGCCGTGGTAGACGGCCCCTCCTTTCTCTCCTGTGCACCTAGACTTTGCAGGCTTGTCGCAAATACAACATGAGTCTTTCATCACATATCACAAGTCCGCATACCCGTCTCGACGTCAATGTAACAGGCTCCGCCCGACACCTCCACTTCATCAGACTTGACTTCCTGTTCAACCACCTCTTCGGCAGCAGAAGCATTCAGAATGCCAAATCGTTTACCAGCGGCACGGAAGGTTGTACAACCCTTAGCGCCCCCGTCATACGCCATCATGTAGACACTCTTGAACTCCTCCCATGTAACGTCGTCTCCAACATTACAGGTCTTAGAACAAGCACTGTCCACCCACTCCTGCGCAGCACACAGCATAGCTACGTGATCTTGTACAGGAATGCTATCGGCAGTGTCGCACTCGATACCCCACTCACGATAGGCGTAGTCTTCCACCTCTTCGTACATAGGACCATCGGGTGTCTGTACTGTGCGAGTGTACTTGTGAGAGAACACAGGCTCAATGCCAGACGACACGTTGTTAGCTGTGAGGCTAATGGTTCCAGTGGGTGCAATGGAGATGAGATGAGAGTTACGAATGCCGTAGGAGGCAATGGCGTCTCTCACATCTGGGTCCAGCTTTTTGATGAACTCCCCTTTGAGGTACTTCTCCTCGTCGTACAGAGGGAACGGGCCCTTCTCTTTGGCGAGGAATGCGGACGCTCTGTAGCACTCATTGGCCAAGAACCTCATAACATCACTCACGAACTCTCTGGCAGCAGGGCTTCCGTACGGAATACCGAGGGCCCCCAGAACATTGCCCAGACCTGTGATGCCAAGGCCCATGCGACGCTTGTTCTTCGCCTCCTCCTCTTGCTCAGGGAGGGGGTAGATGGTTTCGTCAATGACGTTATCCATCATACGAACGATGGGAGGGATGGCCTCTCTCAGCTTGTCCCAGTCAAAGGAGAAGACACGAGAAGAACTCCCATCTCGGCAACCACTGGGCTCTTCGTACACAAACTTTGTGAGATTGTGTGACCCCAGCAGACATGCGCCATACGGGGGCAGAGGTTGCTCCCCACAAGGGTTGGTAGCTGAGATGTCTTCAATGTACCAGAGGTTGTTCATCTGGTTCACACGGTCGATGAAGATGACACCGGGCTCTGCCCACTCCCATGTGCTACGAAGAATCACATCCCACAAGTGACGAGCTCTAACAGTGTCGTACACCTCGCCCTCAAACACCAAGTCGAAGGCATCGTCCTCCTTAACCGCAGTCATGAACTTATCAGTTACGAGTACCGAGATGTTGAACTGTGTGAGATTGTCGCTGTTGTTCTTCGCTGTGATGAACTCCATGATGTCAGGGTGATCGACTCGCATACATCCCATCTGAGCACCACGACGATGGCCAGCAGATGCAATAGTTTTACAAAGAGCGTCGAAGATCCCCATGAAAGACAGAGGTCCAGAAGCAGCAGAACCAAGAGACTTAATCCTAGCGCCTTTCGGACGGATGTCAGAGAAGTCATAACCTACACCCCCTCCCAGTTGCATGGTTACGGCTGCCTCACGTGCAACCTTCATGATGCCTTCCAAGCTATCAGGCACCTTCTGCATGACGAAGCAATTGAATGCTGTGGTCTGACGGACAGAACCTGCTGCACTCTGTACCCTACCTCCGGGCAGGAATATCTGGCTTTTCAGAATGCCCTTAGTTACAGCGTAATGCTTCTCATCATCGGACAGTGCACCAGCAACACGGCCACACTTCTGGCTATAAGATTCTCCGGGTTGCCTGTACTTTTCCTCGTCTGCCCAAACGGCAATGGGGATGGTTGGACCTACTTGTTCTGTCATTCTTCCTCCTCTTGTTCTTCTTCTGCACAGTTAAGCGGCTTGACGTGGCCGGAGTACACAACTGCCTCCTTGCCACAGTCAAGGCACTCATACCTCCACTCGTTCTTACCTACGTTAATGTAGGCTAGCATCCAAGGGCAATTATTATTTGTCCCCATAAAACTCTCTTACTTGTTTTACCGTCTTGCCCTTCTTCAGGATTTTAAAAACGTCAGTTGCGTAAGGATACCCCGGAAACTCCAAGGAGAGTTCTGTGGCCACGGACCAAAGATTGTCCTCCTCCACCTCGTCGGGAGTCTTAGCCCTCCAACCGCAGGGGGTCATAACAGCATCCCCCAAGAAGTCTTCGTAAGGCTCCATAGCAGAGGAGATACTTACTCTGGCGTCCAAGAGTCCCTCGTCTCTGGCCGAGGAAAGTACGGAGTCTATCAACTCAATCAACTCCTCTCTGGAATACATATGGCCTTGTGCCAGGGGAATAGATTTAGTATGTACTTCAACAGTCATCATGTCTTTCATCGTTCATCCCCACTCCCCTGAAGAACACCACGCTCTGCACGAGAAGACAGCTTCTCCGCATTCATCTTGGCAATGTCCTCAAGAGTGTAGCCAAACTCGTGTGCTGCGTTAGCCAGATACCAGAGAACATCCCCCAGCTCTTTGGCAATGTCCTTAGCGTGCCACACGTGGTCAGTGTCCCGATAGATCTTCTTAATCTTGTCTGCAACCTCACCTGCCTCACCAGTCAGGCCCAGTGCTACGTAGGCCATGCCATACTCCTGAGGGTAGATGGCAGTGGATCGTGCAGCTTTTTGATAGTCTTCAAACGTCATTGCGTTGCTCCTTCGCTAACAGCTCTTGCTGTGTATGAGTCTTCGTTTCGTACAACCTCAAACAGAACTCCGTTGGCAGAGCGTACATAGACAGCACCCCCATTACCAATCTCTTGTTGAGGGTTCTCAGAGATGACCCTGAACGCAATGTTCAGGGCCTGTCCCATATCAGTGGGCTCGCAGTCAAGATTGAGTTTCATCTGACTTAGCCTTTCTCTTCTTAGGGGCAAGCAGAGGCTTAAGGGCCTCCGCCAGTTCTTCTAGTGGGATCTGCACAACATCTTCATCTGCATATCCACGAATGTGGGAGAGGATAAGGAACCCCTCCTCAATCTTGTAGTGTAGCATCAACCACTCCTTGGCACTTTTTAATAGAATTAAACACCCCGAGTTTTAACTTCCCGTGGTAGAGGTGGTAGCGTTCCCCCCTGTCGGCCTCTACAAAAAACTCCCCGTCTGGGGTTTCCCAAGACCAACGTGTAACAGACTGTAATGTTTTGTTGTTCACGTTGCATTCCTCGCTTCTGGTGTCCGGTCTTTCTCCGCAAACCTCACTCTTCCCCAGCCGCCGCAGTCAAGACAGACAAAACGACGGTAGCACAAACCAGCATTAGTGTAGTAGTAACCGCGATACTGGATACGGTCGCTGCCACATTTGGGGCATCGAACATCAGTGCTGTCCCGTACAACATTAGGATGATTACGTGCATACGGACGAAGACGTAGGTAAAGAGCTTCAAGGGAGATGACGTCTTGCTCATTGTACTCTTGCATCTCCTTCCATGCTTCGTCATTACCACGGAGACACTCAAGCCATAGCTCGAATCCGGGGAACTTAGCATGGTCTTTCTTTCGTGGAAGGTCTAGGTCTTCACACAAGGCGTACAGACTATTGCTTGGCAGCCTCAGTTCCTTACGTGCAATGTCGAATGTATCAACCACACGATAGGGACTAGGGGGAGTGAAGCCATGAACTACACCACGGCCAAGAATTGTGGGCAGGTCGAACCTTCGTCCGTTATGTGCCACTACAACGTCTGCCTCGTCAAGCAATTCATACAGGGCCTCAACAATGTTGGAGTCATCACTGGACCTGTTCTCCACGTAGATGATTCCATCTTCTCCCAGCCACTTAGCAGAGAACGACATGATGTGAGTCTTGTCTACCCACTGTTTGTCGCTGATGAACTGCTTGAACTTCCCCCATACATAAGCAATGTTCGGGGCTGTCTCAATGTCCACGATCAAAATCTTGGCAGTCATACTGTCTCCTGTTCAGAATTGGGCCGGTCGTCCTTACCTACACCTCGTTGTTCGTACGTAACGAGAAAGGCAATACAACAAGCGGCGTGCCATAGGTGGGACTTTCCTGTCTCGGGGTCTTTGTCTTCCCCGGATTCCCATGCCCACAGGTGCCTCTGTAGAGCCCCGAATACACGAGACCAATCCATCCCGAGCTCCCAGTTTCTGGGGGCGTATTTCTCGGCACCGAAGGTAAGGATGGTGCCAACAGCAACCATAAGCTCTGCCGGGACTAGTTCCATCCTCACCTTATCTTGATCGAACTTAACACCCTCACTCATCTTTGTCGTCCTCCCCTGGGTCATACTCAACCTGAAGATCTTTGGTTGCAAACTTACGTGCAGCCTCCGGACCTTTGGCCTTGATGTACTGAGTCATGAGAAAGATCTGGGCCTTCTCATCTTCAGAGAACAGCTCAAGGTACTCTTCCAGAACCTTACGACCGAAGTCTTCTGCCAGATTGAATGCCATCACTGCTCGGTTGAATACTCGCAGGGGCATGTGCTCTACTTCATTGAATGTTTCTAGTTGCATCACGTTCTTTCCTTCTCCGCTCTTTGGCAATTTCTTTTTCCTTTGACGACTTCTCGTCATGGCAAGCCTTACACAGGACTTGCAAATTATCTTCTTCGCAAAACAATCTTTCTATAAAATCATCCCATGTTGTGAACCCCACAGAGGGGTCCACTACAGGGTCAATGTGGTCAACATACACGTTGTTAACCCTGCCCTTCTCGGTCTTGAGAGAGGCAGGCACCTCCTCTTTGCAGGAGGCACAGGTGTAGAAACCACGAGAGACACGGGCCTTAGACTTCACTGTAGTCTTGGGGGCCCAACGCCCCGAGGCCCTGCGAAGGGCAGAGGTAATGAACCCCCTGTACCTTGCCTCTGTCCAGTTGCCATTACAACGAGTCTTATCACTCATCGTCGTAGAGCAAAGTAGCCGCAGTCACAGCCCCACCAATCAGAATGGCGAGGAAGGTAGAGTAGTGGGCGGCAATGCCCAGAAGGCCTGCCCCCATTAGCGCTGCCTGCCCCCACATAGAAATGTGGAACAGGACTTTATCTTGAAGGTGTTGCATATTCTTTTCCTTTTTCTTGGACCATCCAAAGTAGTGAGGCCTGCTCTCTGAAGTGTCGCTTAGCATCTAGCTTCATCGTTTCAATGTATGCCTTCTGCACAGCTTTGAACAAGCCTCTCTCTGTCTTAAGGTCTTTCAATAGTTCATAGGCTTTGACGTGTCCCCACTTAGGCAGGCCGGGAATGTTGTCTGCACTATCTCCCACCAGCATCTGGTAGTAGAAGAAGGACTTGCCATAACCCAAGATCTTCTTATCAATCTTCACCTTGCCCGTCTTCTCATCAGTCTTCTTAGTGATGATTTCTTCCAGATGACCAATGTCGTCTGTGTAGGTAGGGCCTAGTGCTCGTTGATTGCCGCACTCCCAAGAGTAGTGTAGCAAGGGACACATCCTCAGGTCCTTGTCTCTAGAACAAATGACCGTCTGTTTAAAAGGCTTAAAGTGCGGAGCCTCAAAGTTAAGGCGGGCAAACTCTCCGAAGTATTCTTTAGCAGCCGAGTCGTAAGCCTTAGCGGCATCCTCTTCGCCAGAGAACCTTCCCAGATGGATCGACTTTCTGTCCACCTTGATGCTGGCAGACCACTTATCACGAGACTTATCGTAGCTCACCCCCTTGTAGTTAGATGTCCCGCCTTGTGGTTTTGAGTTTCTGATGTTTTCTTTAACGCTACACACTCTCAGGTTGTACTTACGACAGTCATGAGTGTCCCCATTGATGTGATCTACAACCAACCCTTCAGGGTCTCCCATCACCTTTCGATGAAAAGACCACACAGATCTTGTAGGTCCCTTACCTGTGTCGTTTATGAAGTACCCTTTGTCATCCTTAATAAAGGTAGTGTTTCCGTAGACAAGCCAGTCTTCGTAGTCCATCAGCAGAGGGCCAGCGTGTGTATCTACCTTCACCCCGTACTCTTTAGCATTCTCAATCTGAGCTATGCACATCATATCATCTGCCTCTAACCCGTCTTCAGATAGAACAACTTTGTAGTTGGCCATCATGTAGAACAGGATGTTGTAGAAGTGAAAAGGTTTAGGGTTCTTACGAGTACCTTTGTATGGCTTGGTGGTAGCCACCTCGTATCTAAAGTTGGGCGTGAACTTACGCTCTGGCTCACCCTGCCATCTAAGCATCTTGTTCACGCGGCGAGTAATCTCCTCTGAGTCTGAGACATATAGGATTGGTGGTTCAGTGGCCTCTACTTCGTAACAGATCAAATCAATCTTGTCGTCTAGTAGGCTAGCCACATGTTCAAAGGACAGAAGCATCTCCTCTCCTGTGTCTTTGTCCGTGAACTCCCCGCTCCACCCCAGCTCGTGCAGGAGCACGTCAGCGTCTAGCAATGGCTGCACTAGTAAACCTCCTCATGGTAGACGTCATACCCTAACCACTCCAGAAGTCTCACGAAGTTGACCTCCCCTCCTGCGCCCAGCTCTGCATTGTTATGGTCCCACGAAGAGTGGTGAACTACCTTATTTTCATCAGTGTTGATAACCTGTACACTGTGCCCGTCACAGGAAGAAAACACCTGAATACGTAGATCCTTTCTCATTCTGCCTCCAGTAATTTGTTTTCATAAAGTAGCGCCCACTCTATCATCTCAATAGCTATATTTCTAGAGAGGTGTGTATTAGTGGCCCTTACTGTTACAGCGGTGCCAGTGGGGACATGAGTCACCCTCACAGGGGGGGACATGTCCGGGACACTCATACCCCTTCTCGGGGTATACAGTAGGTCCACTTTTAAGTCCCTTGTCTGCATCACAACTCCTCTAGGTTAACCGGGGTGTAGTTGTTTAGCTCCACACAGACGCTCCTGTACGGGCCTTCCGGAGATCCGTTTAGGTGGGTGTGCCCATGTACGTTAAGGGGCTCTCCTGCCCCGCACAGGCGCTCTCTGATGCTATCCTCATGCACAGGTACGTGGGTAAACAAGAGGTTTCTGTCATGCCAAACTTTCCACAAGCCCATCTTCTTTACGAAACCCCCCTTAGCGAAGTACATGGGATCGTCGTGATTACCAATGATTAGCCTCTTGCTTCCATTGAGCCTCTTCCAAAGGGATGGGAAAGTTTCCTTGCTGCCAAAGAACACATCCCCCAGGTGGTAAACATAATCACCATTCTTAACTACACTGTTCCAGTTCTCAATCATAACCTCATCCCTCTCCTCAACAGAAGAGAACGGGCCCGGACTAAATTTCAGGATGTTCTTGTGTTGAAAGTGAGTGTCTGAAATAAACCAATAGTCTCTGCTCATTATAATCCTCCAGCCCAGTGAGTACAGTCGTCATGGGGGCAGTCGAAAGACCACCCCCACCACTCATTACCAATCTTCGTCGTCATCATCAGATGCGGGGGGGTTGGACTTCCCCTCTTCCTTGACAGGTTCTTCCTCTTTCTTGTCCGAAGAACGACGCTTCTCAATCTCCTCCTTCTCGTCAATCTTAGACAAGAGGTCTTCGAGGACGGAGCCAGCGTACTCAAGAGAAGATTTAATCTTATCACGAAGCCACTCAGGCAGGGACAAGAACACATCCAGATCAGGCTCGCCCATATCAAACACCTTGGTGGGGTTCTTCAAAGGCTCTGCCTTAGCAGCATCCTTGGCTCGCATAGGCTGAACAGAGGAGATGTTGTTATAGACGATGACATTACCGTCCTGATCTTTCTTGCCATTACGATCCTTGTCTGCCGACAGGGTGACAATACAAGGGGTGCCAACCAGCTTACCCCAGTCTCCGTCATGCTCAAGATCTTGGTCCATTGCTGTGTAGCGCTGGGTAGACTTAGCACGATCACTATCAAGAGAGAAGAGGGGGAAGTCTTCACTTACCCACCGGGGTTTGTCAGTCATCTCATTCCCCTCCTCGTCAGTAAGGAACTCATCGAGGATCTCATATGTAGTCATAATCATATTTGCAGGGGGTTTGTCCTGACCCTGCCAAGGGCGCTGAGGTTGAATCCCCAAGTCAACTACCTGAACCAGACGGGCTGGGTAGGTGCCTGCTTCCAGTGCAGGGGGCCGCTTGAATTTAGAGGTGCCCCCAACTTTACGTGCGTTCAATGCCATCTATGTTTTCCTTATCCAATAATCTTTTCGATGTTACCTTTGACGTGCTCAGCTCTCTCCTTTTGAGAAGAAGAAACAGCCTTCCTCTCTTTCAAGGCTCCGATGCTCTCATCAAAGGCAGCACACTCTGACTCACGGGCCTTGATAAACTCTTCCAGTTGTGTCACTGTCTTAGAAAACCCAGAGAGGATTTTGTCTAGACTCTTGTCAAACATGTTATACTCCTTTGACTTCAAAATTCACAGGCTCACCACTCTCGTTGAACCACTCAGGACTGTTGGACTTCAGCGTCACAGTGACCTCGTACTTGTTGTACGCTGCAAGGTGTGTAACTTCTGTACGTCCAATCTTGTTCTCATCAAACTGAGAACACACCACAGCCAAAGCCTCCAGTGCTGTCGTGTTATAGGCAGGCACTACGTAGGTAAGCACCGCCTTGTCTTGATATACTTTTACTTCTTCACTCAAGGTTAGTTACCCTTCTGTTAATCATCTTTCTTAGAGAGTTTGCATGAAGTCCTGTTACAGAAGACAGACACTTCATAGGCACCCCGTCACTCTTCATAAAGAATGCTACGATTGAATCCTCTCTTCCTTTATATCTTTTAGCATTGTCCAAGCTTTTATGCTCTGACCTACTCAAGACTTCCAAGTGGTTCACATTACAACACTCCCTGTTCTTGCACTTGTGATTTACCTCGTGACCCTCCGGGATAGGTCCGTTGATCTTCTCCCACTCAAGACGGTGCAACATTACCAACCTACCCCCGTCTTTTCTGGGCCTATCGAGAACTCTTACGTATCCGTCACTATTCCTGTGTCCGTCTTCTGGCACAACGCAATTAGTGGATTTCCGCATAGCTATCCCCGAATTGTACGTCAACATCCAAGTCAACATTTAGTTTAAGTATATTGTTCACTTTCAGGATAGCCTCCTTAAGTATCTCGTTAGTCCTCTCTCTGTCACCCCTCTTGATACGCACAATAATTTCATCATGCATTTGAGCGGTAAGCTCCAGTCCCATGTTACGCAGTTCACGAACCCAAGAGTCAAAACAGAAGACCCCTGTGCCTTGGTTGAGTGTAGAGAAAATATCTTTCTCATAACGAAGAGAGTACCAAAGCTGAGACACAGGGTTGAACAACCACATCTCACCGTCAACCTTCTTCACCTCAACTTCTTGGGCGATCTTCTTGACGGACCAGTTACGCTTCCAGTAAATATCCAGAAGCTCTTTGCATTGCTTCTCAGGCATACCCGTTTGCCTGCTAAGCGTCTTCTCTCGCACCCCATAAATACCTGCGTAGTTTGCAGGTTTGAACAGGCCACGCACAGGTTTTAGTTTCTTAACTACATCTGCAATTCCTTTGTTGTAGTTGTCGATTTGTTCTTGGGTCACACGACCTGCCAGCTTAGCCAAGTCGAGGTGTTCATCGAAGCCCGGCTTAGACATCTCCTCTACATACGAAGGGTCATGTGGATACATGTAGTGTCTCTTGGTGTTACTTTCAAGAGAGCACATGTCACTACCACATAGCTCGTGTCCTTCTGGTGCAATGAGGCTGCCCCTAATTGCTTCACTGAAAGGCTTGGCTGCCCCCGGAAGGTTCACCAGTTCTTTGTGTTTGAAGCGAAGTGTGTTGGTTAGTCCATTAACTCTCGCCTGTAGCCACCCATTCTTGTGGCTTTTCAGGAACCCTTCAAGCACGGAGATTCGGTGAGACACAACGGTGAGTCCATCAAGGAGTTCAACCTCTGGGTGCTTTTCCACGAGACGAAGGACGGAGGGGCACAACACTTTGTTCCTGTCTCCGTCAAGGACTCTCACTTGAGGAACCTTCCTCTCGCTTCCATCCTCGTTCTTCTTGTAGTCAAAGCTTGCAGGAACCCACCCCAGAGTGAAGAGCCAGTCTTTGACTTGGTCACTACTTCCGGGGTTAGGCGGCTCCACCTTGCTGGGAATCTGGATCTCTCCGTCGTAGTCCTCGGGCAAGCCCAAGTCTCGTAGGTGTTTAAACCACCTAGCACCTACAGCGGAGTAGTCTCCTGATTTGGTGAACGGTTTCTTAGGACGACTTGCCTTCCTGTACTTCTGCACAGGGGGCATGTGTTCCTTGAGTTGTTCAACCTTTTCCTCCTTGATGAGGTAGAGTTCTCCCAGAGACTTTCTAACCTTGTCGAGGTCAACCTTCCACCTACTCCTCTCCTGTTCACGAACACAATCCATCTTGAACGTGAGGTACTTGATGAGCCTGTCTGCCCCCCTCTTGTCTGAATACAGACGGAGGAGTTTCTTTCTCAGGTCAGTCCAAAGGCGAAGATTAATCTTGACATCTTCTCTACAGCGGTGTGCATACTCCTCAGGAGTTAGACTTTCCCAGTTGTCAATGACAGGCTTCGGTACTCCATACTCTTCCCCGTACACCTCAAGACCATGCCTCACCCTGTTGTGATTCAAGTACCACGAGAGGGGAAGGGTGTCTATCAGCCTGGCTTTCACCTTAATGTTGAGGAGCTTCTCAACAAGAGGGATGTCGTATAGGATAATGTTGTGTCCAATCAATAGCTTAGCGCTAGTGAGGATACGTCTCATCTCTTCGTAGTCGTGGGTGTGATGAACTTTTCCGTCCACCTCATAGGCAAGAACGTGGATCTTCGTGGCTTCGTCAAGGAGACCGTCGCTCTCGACATCAAAGATCATGACGTAAGAACTACCAAAGTTAGAAACGCCAATGAGAAAAATACAAAAGGATAATAGTTCATAATTGTTTCCTTAATTCATATTGGTTGCCATCGTTATAAAGAAGATTGCACACAAAAGCAACCCCCATAAAATCTTGTCATCAACTGCCAATGTACATTAATCCTCCCGTGCTGCTTTGATGCGGGCTTCGTAGTCCCACCCATTTCCGTTGCACGACGGGCAAGTCCACGTGCGATAAAACATATCACCTACCTCTGCGTCATTACACTTACCTGTACCGCAACACTGTTTACATTGCGAGTTTTCGAGGGAGGTAAGGACATCCGCTGCTTTAATCAGATCGGTCATTGGGGGTGTCCTTTTCTTTCACACTGAAATTCAGCCCAAGGGGTCTTCAACGTTCCATCTTCTGCATCCTTGTGGGCAAGATGGACGGTGATTAGAACCCCAAGGGCAGTGCCAAGAACGATGCCAAGGGCTGTCGGGATAATTTCATCCATCATCACCCTTCCCCCTCAGTGCCGGTGGACTTGAGTGCTTGAATGACTTCACACGACCCAATGTTCATAGCCTGACCACCCTGCCGATACTCCGAACTCCAGTGGTCTTTTTCAATATAACGAAGTCCCTTCACCGCAGACGCAGCTTCCTCCAACGCCTCGTTACGTACTTCTTTTATCCGGGTAGTAATTTTATCATAGGCCTCCTCCAAACCGCAGGCCTCGCCTTGGGAGCTAAAAATGCAGTCATACAGAATATTTTCTATGTCATTGAATAGGCTAGCAGTGACCGCTCCATCTTTGTTTGTGTCAGTCATCACACAAAGGTACTCCATAGTTGTTGTGCATCTGAACGCCAGTTCTTTTCCACACATTGTTTCCATGTTTGTTAGCAGCGTACTTAAGGAAGTCATCCCCAAGTCCGGGCCAACGGTTGTTCAAATCATCAGCCACAACTCTGTTGCCTCGCTCCCAAGCTATGGGAGCCCAAACAATAGTGGCAGCGATGTGACGGATAGAGTGCATTTCATAAATTGTACGTGGGTCAGTGCATACATCCTGAGGCATCAGGAAGTATGTGCAGGACGAACGACACAACCTTGTCCTCACTTCTGTCTTGATGTTGTTGCGCATCAGGTACTCGGCAAAGTGTGCATGTTGTGCCACGTTACCCCCTGTTGCGAACTCATTCGTAACGACAAACACTCCGTCGTCTACTCGTCTGCCTATCACATCTTCCGCCCTGTCTGCCATAGAACAAGCGGACAACAGGGCAAGTGATAGTGTGGCTATGATTCGTTTCATTACCCTACACCTTTCTCTAGTTCCTTCTTAAATCTGTTAACGACTGTGGTTACATTTGTTCTCGTCACTCCCTCTTCGATGGAGGCAATCTGGCTAGAGTTATACCCCAGCATAAAGAACAGTTCAAGTATGCGTCTGTGCTTTTGATTCTCTGTTCTTAGAATGCCTCGACGAAGGAGGGCAGGGGAGATGGTGGGGGAAATGATTATGTCCTCAGGGGACAACTCCTTTGAGTTACGGAGACAGTCTCCCCTCATCTCTCTCTGATAGTCACGTAGTGAACTAAACAGAATGCTATTGAACCACGTGTGAAGTGTACCACGATTGGAGTCATACGAAGGGTAGAAGTGCCAAGCCCTTTCGAAGGCTGTGTGCACTACGTCCTCCGCTGCCCCGTGGTCCCCTTTGAGGATACGTCTCATAAGACTAATCTTGTGATCTCGTATCTCTCTGTAGAACTCCTCAATCTCGTGCATCCAAGTCCCCGGCTTCTAGTGACCAGCCGATGGAACGGGCCACCTCTCTCCCATCAACCCACACCTCTATGCGCTCATTGTACAACCCGTGAGTGTCCGAGCAGTCGGAGCAACCAAACTCAATGCTTGCGTTGTACTTCATCAGCAAGTCGCTCAAGTCTTGAAGGAACAAATCTTTCTTGTCCATATTAAACCTCTCTAAATAGTGTAGTGTTTCTGTTCCAGTAGATCTGAACGCTGTCAGAGTTACCGAACTCCCTATCTTCTAGGATGGTGAGGCATCTGATGTTCCTCACATCCTCAGGAAGTTCAGGGTCTTTGTTACCTTCAATGCCAATCATGAGGTTACAACTTCTCATCATAGCCCTAGACCCTGCAAACTGTGTACTCTGTACAGAACCCCCGAACTCATGAGGGCAATTGCCAAGACGGATGTACTCTCCCTTGCCATACTTCTTCTCTCGTGCATCCTTAGTCATGCTGCCTTCAGGCGCTTTAAGGTGACAGAAGATAAAGATGACAACCTGAAGATCAGCAGCCAACGAGGACAAGCCTTGTGCAATCTCTTGCAGCTTAGTGTTAGCATCTGCTGAGTTCATCCCGTTCGTCAGGTTAGTGATGGGGTCAATGAAGATTGCCTTACATCCCATCCCTGCTGCCGAAACAATGTCAGCCCTCAAGTGATCCCAGCTCATCTCTTGGTACAGATCCACCATGAACAGATTACCCTGAAGAACTTTGCCTGCTTCGTCATATGCCTCATAATCAAACGGAACGTCTGGGTCATGAAACACTCGACCTGCAATCTTGTTACACATCAGCTTGTAAGTCTTAGAGTTCTGCTCCTCTGGCTTAGCCATGAACACCTTGATGCCATGCTCCTTAACGAAGTGGGCAGCAATGTCATTCAAGATTTCACTCTTGCCCATTTTGACGCCCGCCCCAAGGTAGATGGTTTCCCCATATCTCACCCCTCTGAGTAGCTGGTTTAACTTCTCGTAAGGCCAAGTCAACTGACCATAGGGAGTGGGTTCCCTCGCAGAGGCATGGAGAGCCTCGTCAGCGGCCACAATGCGACTGTTCTTAGGGGTGGTAGCCTTATATGAAAGAGCCTTGTAGGCGGCCTTCTGAGAGCCTCTGATGAGACAGTCGTTTGCGTCCTTCTCAGGCAGTGTAACGGACAACGCATGGGGGAAGTATTGCATGGCTTTGGACACCGCACGTCTTCCAGCATCGTCGTCATCAAAACACAGGACGATTTCTTTGAACAGGGTTTCTGCATCCCTTGCAATTTGGGACAGGCTCTTGTCAACGGAACCTGCCCCGTTCGGCAAAGAGATGACAGCGGGCATGTACTTCTCATCACCATGTCGGTCCATGATGGACTCAACCGCGACGGCATCCTCCATACCCTCTGTGATGATTAGCCTGTATGCCCCTGTCCTCTTCGCTCTCTGCCAACCGAAAGGTTCTGCACCCTTGACCTCCCCGAGGGACCAAGTGAACTTGGGCTCAGTGAGTGTCTTGACATAGTAGCCAGAGAGTTTACCCTTGACGTACATAGGGAAGTACATCTTGTCCAAAGTCTTCCCGTCTTCTTCAGAGTAGGAAGTCTTAATGCCAAACCGTTCTAGGTACTCGGCACGAAGTTTTCTTTGACGGACGTCTGCTGTTGGAAGAGAGTGCACCTCTTGAAGCTCCGACTCAATTTGCTCAGGAGACTTGGGCTCTGGCAAATCAACGTCTTCAATTGTTTTCTCTGTTCCGTAGGGGTTGGCGATGAACTTGTTGCATGAGAAGCACCAGCCATTCACCTTCCCTGTTTCTTCGTCCGCGAATACATTTAGTCCTCTAGTTGTTCCGCATGAATGCGGGAGCTTGTCGATGACAACCCCCATATAAATCTCCTTTAAAACTCATCTCTCATCTTAAAGCCTTTGAACTTCTTAGTAGCTCTGTTGTTGCCACCTCTGCCCACAGAGTACACTTTGCACATGGAGTTTCTCTCTGTGTTGTACACGCAGTCTCCCTCTTCTACATCAACCTCCTCGTTAATGTAGTAGTGGTAGATAGATCCACGGTCGTTAAACTTAACTCCCATAACTCTGGGTGCGGTTTCTGAAAGGTGTTCCCCCTTTCTCAGGAAAGGTTGCCCTACCCCGTCAGTTCTTTCCACAACGTAGTAGTCCCGCCACTTGTCAAGAACTACAACCTCTGTCCACCCATTCCTGTGGTAGACCTTTTGTCCTTCTTTAAACATGTCTTATCTCCTATATAGGTGCTCACCCCTCAGTTGTCAAGGGGTGAGACAAAATTTATTTATAGAGTTTACTCTGGGTTCCAGGAAGCATTACCGAGCCAGATATTTTGTACGGGACCTCCCATGACGGAGGTAGATTCGGCAACCTCTTGGGCCGGATGAGTCTGCTCCATAGCCTCACGCATTCTCTCCAGAATGCTGGCCAAATTATCGCTCCTGTGGTCTTTATACGCCTTCTGCTTAGCACGAATACGTGCTCTGTACCCCTCGTCCTTAAACATTTCATCAAAGGCCGCTGCATAATTATCAACAGTGGAGCCTTCAAGTCCAGGGGCAGTGTTCACCTCAAGTACATAGGCTTTCTGATGGAAGTTATTCCACACAACATCCACTGCACCGAAGTCCAAGCCACAAGCAAGCACAGCTTTCACTGCCTCTTCCTCCACACAGGTGGGAACTTCAAACCCGTCACGAGCAAAGATGAACCCCCCGTCGTAGTTACGCACACGGAAGTCGGCACGAGACTTGGGGAAGTCACTGCGCAAAGCCTTACGTCTCTTGTCAATGACAGCACCATCCACCACGTGGATACGGTATTCATCCTTCTTCTTTACGTACTTCACGTACATCTTGGCGTTGCTGTGGTTGTACTGATCCCACGGCAAGTCGTCATCCAGAATGACAATGCCTTCGCCGGAGTTGCCAGTTAGTTTCTCCCGAACAACAACAGCAATGCCATCGTCGAACCAAGCCTTGGCTTCTTCTTTGTCGGTTGTGAAATCCGGTACACTTACGTAGTCTTTCACTGTACGAAAGAATGTAAGTTTGTTGGATGCCAGCTTCACGCTGTCTGCGTTGTTAACGACAGTGCATTTGTTTACTTCTTCGGGCACTTCACTTGCTCCCCAGTTAATGATTAGTTTGTCTTCTCTGCCTTTGAACTTAGACCCCTTGTGGCGGATAGTCTTGATGCCGAGGGATGTGGCGAGGGCAGTGGCAGATTTACTTCCCGGCTTATACGAGTACAACATCTCAGAGTCCTTTGCTTGTGAGGAGGAATGCGAGTCGCTGGACATTACGTACATCTTTCATGATGTCCTCCGCCATCCCGTCGTAGATAAATTCAGATGCGAGGTCTTCCCCCAGCACGTTACGAACGTAGTTCTCTGGCCCGTCCCCCGAGATGTTACCAATTACATCCCAGCTTGTGGCTGTCTTTGAGGAGTAGTCCTTCAGCTTCTGCATGATGGAGCACCACTTGGTGATGTTGTCCAACGAGGGTGTGGTTGCAAGAGCACGGAACTCAACAGAGCCAAACTTGAACAGCGACTGAATGTTCATGGCGCTGTATCGAAGGCTGTCAGTTCTCAGGTCGTAGAGATTCTCTCCTTCTACAGCATTCTCCAGCGCCTCGAACACATACTCAGCGTCCCGTCCACGCAGGCAGAACAGATTACCTTGACGACCGAAGCCACACTGACGGAGCAGTACAGTTTCCAGAGGGTAGTAGGCAAGAAGAAACTTGAACATCTCGCCAATGGTGGACCTCTGCATGTTCATGTGGATGTGTACCCCAGCACGGATGGAGGGCGTGATGTGCAGGTCATGTCGGTTAAGGATGTGGGACACATCACTAACCATGTTATGGGTCTCAGTGAGGCTCTTAGGCGTTCTCATGACCAACTCACAGGAGGGGCCACGAAGAGACCCGTCGTTGCACACATTCCATCCGCTTTGATAGAGCTCATCAACGGCAGGGGTGTCCAAGAAGTTGTTCAACTCCATCTCAATCTCTACCCCAAAGCTGCCCTGCTTCCGGCTCAGGTCAAGGTAGTCAATGACCTTATTGTTAAACACTTGTCTCTTCCTCCAACACTTCGTTCAGATATTTGTAGTCGTCATCCAATGAAAAGTTTGCACGGCAGGCATCAGAATTCCAACTGATTACCCCCACAGGTTTGTGCTTGTACATCAGCAGAGGGTTCCCATTGGTTCGTCCCTTGACACAGAAGTGTCGAGAGAATGCCTGAGCACTTTTCTCTTCGGTGAGTACGTCCTCCATGACAGACTCAACGCTAGGGTACACACCCATAATGGTTTTTGCCAAGTCACGAGAGGTGAGGCTTACCGGAGACCCTTTCGCCACGAGGGTGTAGCTAGTGAGTCCCTGCTTGTAGTGCCGGGTGGGTGAGCGAGAGGTGTAGGACACAATCCGCTTCTTGTTCACATACCCCAAGGGGACAGGGCTCAGGTTCAAGTCATCCATGGATGCAGTGGTATCGAAGGGGCTGCCTGCAAGACTCCCGCTCACAGTGCCGTCCTCCCTTACGCTGTGTACGTAGAAAGGACGACCATCTCCGAGACGTACAAGACTGTCACGAAGTCGTGTGCCTGCGTAGTCCCAGTCATCTCCGTAATTCAGTTGTTCCATTCTTACCCCATGAGTTCTTTCATACGCGGGTTGTCCACAAAGAAGACGTGATCGCGGTCTGAGTTGTCAATGATTTGTTGAACGACAGGATCTGGCTCGTAGCTCTCGTCGCTCCACTTCTCCAGTGCATCTTGCACAGAGCGGTAGACAAACGAGATGAGGCTGCGATTGAAGATCCACTTGTTGGACAGAGTGCGGTACTCCATGCCATAGATCTTGGGACGGAATGCACCAGCTGCCCCATACAGGCTACGACGCTGGTCATCATCATCCCAATGAAGGGAGTAGACACCAAGGCTCTCGTCGAGAATACGAGCCAGACGTTCACAGCGAAGGAAGTGGTCGTAGTCATGAGCGTTGAGGGTGTCGAACCCACCAATGTGTACGTGCCCACCAGCGGTGCGCATCAGCGAGGCTTCGGAGGGCTTGTTGTTTTCAAAGCCAGTCCAAGCATTGAAGTCCGGCTCACATCCGAGGCGGAGGTTCTCAGCAGGTACGTCCTTGATGAAGTCCTCATCAAAGGTTACGGTTGCAGTGTGAAGAAAGTTATGACCTTCACCAATCATTTCCTTAAGGGCGGACTGAACAGTGTCGAGGTTCTGCTGAAATTCCTCAAGGCTTTCGGCGGGGTCAATGTTAAACTCCGCTGCCATGCCGTCTACCTGAACGCCGCCCTTCTGTACGGGGAAGGGGTGTGCCTTCGTACCCGGAATCATCTCATGGACACTGACGAACTTACCGTCTTTGCCGATGAACACCTCGGGGTCTGCCCCTACGGTGTAGTTGTTTTCACCAATCTTCATTACATGCTCTCCTTGATCTGCTGGATGAAGGGATCACCAGCACATTCTTTACACACAACCGACTCCCGGTTGAGCCATTCAAGTCCCTCGTCCTCTACGGTGAGGGTGTTGTTGCAGTTGGCACAGCAGCTACCCGCTGCCTTGAGTGCCCTGTGGTATTCAGTCTCTGGAAGTTTCACCCCTCCATACACAGGGTAGAGCTTCACCTTATTCACAACCACTTGGTCGTCCACCGCAGGCAGAGCAGAGTTGTTGCTGTTCTGGCTAACGATGTCCTGAAGTGTCTTGCTGGCCCCCATAGTTTTGCTAGCGATGGTGCGACTCACCTTCAGCTTGTCAGAAGAGGCGAAGTACACAAGGGAGGCAGGGGTCTTGCCGGTGACACGGGGACGTGTATTGATCTTGGCATAAACCTTCTTGCCCGGATGGTCCTTGATGAGCTTGTCCAGTTTCTCCCACTCTGCATAGGTGTTTGGGTACACCTTAAGAGACTTACCATCATCAGAACGACAGGTAATCCAGTAGTCCCAAGTCTGAGACTTGGAGTCATAGGATGCCATGCTGAACTGAAGCCACACCTCCATGCCTCGCAGCTTCTTGTCTGCCTTGGACTTGCCCTTGCCCCAACCGAGATTGATTCGGGCGTTCTTATTTTCAGGAGTCCGAGGCGGTGTGGAGGTTTTAAACCCAGGCGTTGTACCACCCTTTCCGTAGGTAGTCAAGCCAGTCGCCTTCGGACTCACAAACTTTTTTACCGGACGATCTTCCTCCATCTTGAAGTTGATGGATGTTGCGGAGAACTCACGGAGTGTGTGAATGGGGAGGGCCTCTGGTCTCTTGAGGGAGTTGCTTCCCTTCTTGTCCACAGCAATGCCGTTACGAGAGAGCGCAACATTCAACATCCACTCTTCGGATGCAAAGAACATGCAGTTCTCTTCGGCATTGGTGATGGTGAACAGGGGACGTTCGTCGTTGCGAATCATGCACAGACGTTCCGTGTCTTCATCCCACCACACGAGTGCTGCTGCACCACGAATCTCTTTCCATGTCTCGTCAATGCCATGCTTGGCAATGGTTTCATAGATGCACTTGCTGTCTACGTCATGATCTCCTTCGAGGCCATAGGTAGACCACAGGCTGCCGTTGTGCACGCCATACACACTGCCGAAGTTGAACGGGTGTGCGTTGTTTATGGTGACAGCACCGAGAGTTGCTGCTCGGTTGTGCCCAATCAATGCACGTGCTGGCTTGGTGATGACACCCCGATCATTGAAGATGTCGTCACGAGAGAAGTTATACATGGGGTCCCACAGATTGAGGGGATGGCCCACGTCTTTCTTCACTGTGACTTCCTTGTCTGCATAGCCAAGGGGGACATGAACCACGCCCGTGGAATCCTGACCACGAACAACGTCGAACAGGAGGAGGTCACGGAATGCTTTCAGTTCTTTCTGGTTGATGTTACCAATTGCGCCTACGATGCCGCACATATTACAAACCTTTCAGGTATTTGAGAATCTTTTCTGCGTTTTCTTTTGTGAAGGAGCACTGCTCTACGTAGTATCTCTTGCGCCGGCCATCCAATGGATACTTCTCGTCAACGCGGTTGAGGAAATAGTCGAGGTCTCGGTAGTTTTCCGAAGTAGACCCCCAGCTATTTTGAAGCCCTCCCACATTTTCGTAGTCACGAATGGTGTGGTCTTCGTTCACAGGCTTATAAGCCTTGCCTTCGTAGTGAGAGAACGGACGATCTGTGGTGATGACCCGGTGATCTTGATAGCCAGTGGGACGGTTGAGCTTTGTCTTGTCCATGTTAATCATGACGCACTGAGCCAAGGCATACGACTCAACCTCGCTGAACCCGAGCCTCCGCATGTCTGCCCAGCAGTAGGTGTACCCCCACTCAAAGGGGTGACGAAGGGTGGAGATGCCTGCCTTGGACATGAACAGGTTGACGTCAACATCAATCTCTACGCCCAGAGTTTCTGCTTCCTTCACATCTTTGGTGATGAAGGCATCTGCAAATGGGCTGCGATTGAGAACCCAGTCGGTCCACATCCGTGTGTCGTCGTTCCATCTTTCGTCTGCAAAGAACACAAACATCTGCTCTGCACCACCTGCATACCTCAGGTCCTCGAAGAACAAGCCTGCGTAGCAGATCTCAAACAAGGAGCCGTTCACACTCCACTCACCGTTGTCTTTCTGGAACAGCCAGTTGATGTGGGCCTGTGCCCGCTTTTGCTGAGTTCTCCGTCGATCAGTCACGCTCTTCACAGGTCAACCCTCGCCTCGTTACGTGTGTAGATGTAGCAAATCATGCCGTCGTCGTTGTTCGTCTTGTCGATGAGGGAGAACCCCCGTGCCTCAAGACGCTTGGGCCAGTAGCCATCCTTGAAGTGAGTCTGGTGCTCATTCAGTGTGGCGATGATGAACTTCTTGTGCACCCCGTGGTGCTCCAACTTATCCATCAGCTCATCGAAGGCGTAGTTGTCTGTACGACCGAGGTCTTGCTCAAAAGGCCACAGAACATCGGAAAGGAACCGACCCACCGTCGTTGTCATTCTTTCTTCATTACCCTTACCCTCGTTCAGGTAAGCCTCGTTCTTCTGGTAGTTGGGGAAGATAGCTCCCTCCGTGAAACCTTGGATGGCAAGGGTGGCACAGGAAGATGTGCCCATGGTTGCAAGCTTAGTCATGTTGTCCTCAGTAGATGTAACAGGTTGTCCCGTTGATTTCCTTTTGAGGGCACAGCGGGTAGGCTGCTGCGTCCTCAGCGTCGCATGGAACGTAAGCAGTCACCTCATATGCCTGCTGTTTGTCCAAGGATTTCACCCCAATTGTGCGGTGCTTGTAGTGATTGTACCTCACACCCTCTAGGCTGTCCAGTGAGGCCATGGTTTGCTCTTCAGTGACCCGATATACCTCACCAATTACCGGGGCTGTATGGCCCCTCTCCGTGGCTCTCAGAGCGTCCTCCGGAATTAGGTAGGGAAACCCCACTGTGGTGAGGAGGTAGTCGTCATCCGTAATGCAGGTGCCAATCAGCTCTGCATTGTCCAGAAGTACGTGGTTCCCATGCCCACTCTTGAGTGTGCCGTAGACGAAGACAAGTTTATCCATAGCGATTAATCCTTAAGTACCAGCAGCAGGAGTGTGAAGAGTGCGGCCAACACAACTGCCAACAGGGAGATCCACATGGGGGACAGCACCCACAACCACGACCAAGTCACATACCCTGTGAGTTTCAGGCCGATGAACAGGAGAGTGAGAAGTCCTACGAAACCCACACCCCCAGAACTTTTGTTTGAGTTATCCATTGCCCCCTCCTTGGCAGAAGATGGCGAGGTAGAACAGGTAGACAATACCTGCTGGGATGGCTAGTAGTGCCCACCCGTTTGTAACAACTACTACGAAAGTTGCCACAGCTACAAAGGTAACTGCCGCTGCATAGCCAGCTACAAATATGAGAGCGTACCCCAGCCAACCCGGCTCAAGGGAGTGGCACCATTCAAGGTAACGTTCAATCATTTCAGTTTCTCCTTACGTGACCCAACGGCCAATGAATTTCATGAACCACTGCTGGAATTCGTGGTCCTTATCCACCCACTCGGGGTGTCCTTGCACTGCCAGCTCATCCACCTGAAAGGAATCCGACCTGCCGAACAGGGTGATCTCTGCGTAGCCTTCGTCAGAGCGGGCCAGAACGGCCACGTCAGGGCCGGGAATCATCACTTGGTGGTGGGAGGACGTCACTTCCATTACGCCGCTCTGTGGCTCTGTCTCGTCCTCTGCGAGGGTCTTGTCGAACATGACCCTGTGCATGTAGTCTTGGTGGTCGGTGATGTGCTGAATCAAACGACCCCCCTGCATGGCAGTGATGAACTGTGCCCCACGACAGATACCGACGATGGGTTTGTCCTTTGCACGAGCGTGGTTGTACAGCATGGCACAGAAAGCATCACGCTTGTGATCTGGCTGGTCAGTGAACTGCTCAATGACTTCACCATAGAACATGGGGTTCACATCTGTGCCACCCCCAAGAACGATGAGGTGTGCATCCTTGTAGTCACTGACCACCTCGTAGCCCCAGTCAACGAACATGTCGATGATTGGTTCCTCTGAGTTCTCAACATAAACTTTCTGTTTCATCGTTCATCCTTGATGTCTGTCGATGCTTTGGTCCCTGCTTTCATCAAGACGTACACCTTGTTGTAGGTGTTGGGGTTGATGAAAGCATACACCCTTTTCCATTTCATCTTTGCGAGGGCTTCATGCATGGGCATCTTCTTGCCCTTGTAAGTAACCTCACGAGTGATCTGGTAGTGGGTCAAGGTGATCTCACCACAGAAGTTATGGACATCTCCCTTGTCGTCTTCAATAGCTTCCTCCGAAGCATCTACAAAGGCTTCGTTCATCAGCTGGTTGATAGCCTCATCGAACCTGTTGTAGTTGATGCTATAATGCTCGAATCCTTGGAGGTGGTAACGACCACAACACTCACCTCCATGTTCCCATACACTAGCCATGTTCTCTCCTTCGTTCAGTGAACACCACAAAAATAGTGAAAATTTCTTTCGTTTAGAATCAAACACTTAGCTGTTTGAGGTGAAAAAAGTTACACTAGTTTTGTGACAAATCCCCTATTTTTTACGTATATATATATAGGGGGGTTAAAAAAGTAGTAGTTATTAGTAGTACATTGAAGGGCTACGGAAGTAGAAGAAGAACGGAGTTCATACTCAATGTAATCCTAATGCATACTAAGGAGGTACTCCTCGCGCGCGGGTAGTTATATACCATCACCCGAGGAGTCATCGGATGCCCACCAACTGAAGTGGGTGCCCGAGTCCAGAAGACAGGAGATTCCATTGGGGAGAGTCCGGACATAACTCCACGTCCCTGTCGTCTCATTGACGTACATCCGAGAAATATTCTCGTTCTTGTCCAGACCCACAGACACAGGCAGCTCCCCGTACTCAGACTCAAGTCTTTCGCTCACCACCTCTGCTGGGTTGCAGTAGATGGACTGTGCCACCAATGGGGTGGTGACACAAGAGGCTGCGAGGGACAGGCCAACGAAGGCCAGAGCATTCTTCAGTTTCATTTCATTCTCCCTTCAGGGAATTGAGTTGATGTTTAATCACCTGATGAATATCATCAAGGATTTCTTGACCCGCTTCGCTGGTGACAACAGCTTCACCTGCTTCACTGCCAGCGATGAGGTAGATCGTTTCTTTCGAGGGGATGAGAGCGGATGAAACACCAAAGATTAAAGCTGATACCAAGGCGACAACAATGGTTTTCCAAGGATAGCCAAGCTTCTTGAAACTCGGTTCGGCGTTAACCATGGCAACCATGAACAAAGTTCCAACTGTAACTACAACCAGAAAACCGGAGAGGCCCCCCGCAAAGCTGCCAACACGGGGCAACACATCTGCCAGATACAGAAACCAAGACAAATCATTCATCAGCTTACCCACCCAGTTTGGCCTAGTGTGACCGGCGTTCCTTCCCAGTATTCAAGGACGGCGTCCTCATCTGCACCAACTTCTTGAACCTTAAAGTCTGCCATATCCATGATGATCTTTTGTGCGACAAGGGAGTTGGTTACGTATGTTGATACAGTGTCAGTGCAACCACGACCTGCCCGAGAGACTACAGCAAAGGGGACTCCGAAGTAGAGCAGGACATCTGTCACCGCCCCGCGTTCACAGTCGTAGCTCACGTCTACCTTTCTCTCCCCTGTGACCCCCACCCCTTCGTATGCATCAACCAGATCGCTAAACATGAGGTTTGACCGCGCCGAGTTGTCATGAGCGATCCGATACAAGGCGTCGGCTATGTCCCACCCGTCAAGGGCTTTAACGGAGGGGCAATCATAGATTTCCTTAATCGTTGGCATCAGCTTTTCTCCTCAGCCTGAGTCATACGAACGACACGGTAGGGCTTATGACAAGTCAGCCCGTGTTCGTCAATCCACCTGTCTGCGTCAGCCTCTGTGAAGAAAGCTCCGTGGTGGGTAGTTCTGTCTCTACGAACAACAACCCACACATCAGCAACCTTCTCCTGAAGAGGCACGAGGTCCTCCCCATCTTCCCCCTCTTCGTAGTAAAAGTACCCATTGATGGTTGCGCTGTTCGCATCCCCAAATTTATCAAGATAGATCACCGGGAAATCTTTATTCCCACCGTCCACACACAGGACACGAACTTCTTTCGTTGGGTCTTTCCGTTGTGCCCACTTCTTATCCATTGTGATTTTCATTTCACTTCTCCTCAACCAGTTTCACCAAGGTGTATGGTGGGTGTGTTCCCCTCTCGTTGAACTCATTATGTTGGTCTTGCGCGGTTGTCTCTTGAGTCCTCACGTCCACAAGCCAGCCACCCCTGTCGAAAATAGCCCACACAGGGCCGAAAGATTTCTTCAAGGGTACGAGGTCAAAGCCAGACTCTCCACCCCCTGAGAGGAACGCTCCGTGGCTGTCATGGGCACTCAGGTTTCCCTCAGGCCCCATAGAAACAACAGGCTTGCCCTTGTCGTTCCCATCTACGCACAAAATGCGGACAGGTTTGGTCGGAGTGTGGCGATAGGCCCATTCCTTGTTGAGTGTGATAGTAGGTCCAGCACGACGGACGAGTTCCCAACTGCCGTAGCCACCCCCATGGCCGTTGGCGAGAGAATAATCAAAACCTCCTGCAAGCCACGAACCGGCTTCCGGGTTCGACCATTTATCGAATGCCCTTTCCCCACCTACTTTACCATTACTGAAATGGTGGCGGAACACATCCCCCTTCTGAGGGTTCCACTCCTTCATTGTCTTGAGTTCGGTCATGCATGCCTCCATGTAGGTTCTTGGCCGTGATGCCAAGAAAGATTAATTGTGTCCATAGACCAACGCTCACGATGGTAGAGACGATAGGCTGCATGGACGTTACGAATGTGGGTGTAGTCAACACCTACGTCTTTGGAGCGGGCACAGTTGACGAACGGTGTCTGTCGTGTGAGTGGGAAGTTGGACCTGTCATTCGCAAAGGTACGAAAGATAGGGAACAACCGAGACGTCTTGTGTGCCCGCTTACGCTGCTCATACAGCGTCTCTGTGTAGTTGAGTAGCCAAGTGAAGTTAGCCTGACTAGCACGTGCCCAGATAGCACAGGGATGGTTGAGAAAGGACAGCTTATAAACACGTTTGCCATGACCCGGAGTAAGAACATGCATGGCAGTGGACATGAGCTGTGAGCTCTCCACAATCATCTTGTTCGATCTCACATCATCAAGCCAAGTGGCTGACTGTACATAGCACGGGTCATAGGCAAATATGTTCATGTGCTTTCCTTATGTGTTACAGATTGAGAGCCTTCCAGTCGAATTCAACTTCACCCCGGCAATTTCTGCGTCTTCATCAGACACAAGACCCCAGAGCCTGAGGCTGCCGTCAGCATCGAAAGTGGCGAGATTCCCGCCGCGAACTTTCGTACCGGCTTCGTCAACGATGACGAGCGTAGCCCTGCCGTCGATCTCTTGCAGGTCAACGAAGCGCTTTTTCTTCTTCTCGCCTTTGAACATTTTAACCATTGTGTTTCCTTTTCATTTCCATTTCTTGACGCCAATCGTCATGACAGCCCTTGCACATATTCCAAGGGTCCATACGAGGAGACACGCCGCACTCATTGCAACGCATCATGTTGTCTTGGATGACACCAATGAGTAGGCACACCAAGAGCAGAAGCACTGCCCCAACGATGAGGAGCAATGCATTAACCACCTGAATGTAGAACAGGTTGTGCACCCAGTCTATCAGTGTCATACCCGCCTCACTTGGCTGTGTTTGTGAACAGGTCGGACCAGTCACCACGCAGATCGAAGTCAGGGATGAGAGCCTGAGGCTTGAACGTCACGCGGTAGTGATTGACGCTCACATCAGCCACGGCAATCTGCTCCACGAAGTAGGTGACATTATCAGACAGGCCGAGGAAGTGTTTCTTGAAACCCTCGTCCGTCTTGCACGTCACCTCAAGCTGGTTGTGCTGATCCACGATGGAGCACAGGCCGATGATCTCCAGCATGTAGCGGTCGGTGATGCCATTCATGAACACAACACGACGGAGAATCTCAAAGTTGTCTGCCGCCTTGCTCAGGTTACGGGATGCAACCTCCGCATCATCGGAGAAAATGCCAGCACTTGCTGTGCTTGCCAGCCCCATGGACATGGCGACGACGACGGACTTCAGAAACTTTTTCATTTCAAACTTACCTCTGTTACACTGGCTACCCTGTAGCCTAAGGTTGTGAAGTGAGAGCGAACCTCTTGCTCGCTCTCTCCAAATCTTGTGGTTGATAGGGGAACTTCAAACACTGTCCTGTCATTGGCAGTGAGTAAGACTTCCCAACGCTTCATGCCTTGGGGAACAGACGTACCTCAGTCGCCCCCTGACGTGCCACCTTGCGGCTGGCTGCGTCCTTTGACTTCTTCTCATCGGAGTGAGCAGGCACACCAATGGACAGGGTGACGCCCTCAATTGCGCCGTTGGTTCCGATGATGCCATAAGATTCAAGACGGGTGTTCATTGTGCTTCTCCTTTGCTAACACACATGGCGACCCCGGCAGGACTCGAACCTGCGACCTGAGAATTAGAAGTTCCCGGCTCTAATCCAGCTGAGCTACGGGGCCAGCAAATGTGTTAGGTGTAGGCAGTTTAGAGACATGCCTAGGTCAGGGAGGATTGATTAGGCGTCGGCCATCACAGACTGAACCTGCTCTTCGGCCTCAGTTTCCAGGGAGGCCAGCGTGTCCATCATCTCCTCGGAGGTAATGTGTTTCATCACCAGCTTGAGGATGTCAGCCTTGGACACAGCGTCGCCGTGTTGTTTGTCCGTGTCAACCCCATTGATGGCGTCGTCAAGGGCCTTCTCAAGGCGACCGCCGAGGTCAATGGCCTTCTGCTCCACCTCGATGTGGTCATCGGCCCACGTCCAGATGGTGTTGCTCTCATCAGACAGGAAGTCGGCAATGGATTCTGTTGCTTTCTTCACTTGCTTGGTCTTGTCGCTCATCTTGCCAAAGCGAGAGAACTTGTCGTCTTGTTTCTCAACAGACCACGGCAGGAAGTGGGTGAAGAAAAGGATGGCAACCTTGCGGTTGACCGGAGTCAGCACGCCGATGAGACGATTGACCAAATCAATGTCGTGAGTGTCCATCACATAGGACAGAGCCTCACGAGAGAGGGCGGCCAGTTCAGCACGAGTGATTTTCTCCGCATTGGCAATGGCGTCGAGACGTGCATAGACGGTGTTGTGCAGTGGGTGAGACATTATATTGTCCTTTCGGTTAAGTGAGTAGTCTACGCCACTACCCATATAGGGTAGCAGACTAGATGACTCACCAAGGGCAGAGAGCAGTGGTTGGGACATGCCACTGACATTCAGAAGCATGGTATTTTTCATTCTCATCATACCCAACCAACCCCACGGGCAAGTTGGGGTAGTAGGTCCTGTAGGAACGTGTTGGATAGAAACACTCGTCAATAAGATACACGGCCCACATATCACGCACCATTCCAATGATAGCCGGGCTGAGCACGTCCACCATACTTCAGAGGACGAGAGACAGACGCAGTGTCACCCATCTTATAGATCGTCAGCGCACTGGTGGCGATGATTTGTGTGTAGCCTGACATATAACGGTCAAGCATCCACGTTGATTGACTAACACGCTTGCGGTTGCCACATGGCATTTCTTTCAAATACTGCATATTATTTTCTCCTGTTAGATGGCACAGCGGCCATCGCATAACATTTTCACAGGTTAACATTCATATACATAAGAGTGGGGGAGGGACTTACTGATTACCCTCAACTATCCCATGTGCCGGTCAGCAAAGACAGGATAGTACCACCGTACCTACTTAGGTTATGTTTCGGACCCAGCCTGTGTATTTCTACAACCGACCAAGTATCACCACGATTACAGTGTCAGACTATCGGCCCAGCAGTCACCGATTATTATCTGCACCCCAGTAAGCCACCGTCGCAGCTTACTATCTCGTGTATATGAATATCAACCTCACATACGAGAGGAACACAACATTGAGTGAGCTAACACATCTCGGGCGACAACTAGGATAGCCTAGCGCCAGCTCACACAACCCCCTGTAACAGGGCAAGGCTGCACGGCATCGCAGTAAAGGTCAGCCGTTTGCGGAGTTACACCGCCGTCATTATGTGCATTCTACAGCACAAGGGCAAACTGGTCCTAGCCCCGCATACATTTGTTATGCGCCTATCGTGGTCGCACGTCCACTACCTACACATCGCCGTGTAGTCTGGGGCATTCGATTACCACCTACATAGCGTAGCTATACAAGCCGATCCTTTTACGCACACCCTACCTAGTAAAGATGCACGACGCCTAAAGACGACGACTATGTACAGCCCCTTAGCTGATGCAGACAGCGCGCAGTTCTTCTGCTACTACTATCCCAACTTTCGTTGCCAATCTAATGGCTGGACTAAATTTCGTAACTCACTTTAAGCACAAGGCAGGGGGTGAGTCAAGCCCCTTTTGCAACACACCCGTTCATACGTCGGTTCATTTGCTATGTAGGATGTACACCCCCGAGAGGGCTTCTAATCCTGTGAACCACCCTAGAGGGAAGCCCTATCTGTGTCAACCCCTTATTTGTTAAACGCTCTGGGGTGTAGCGGCGTTATGTAGATGCAGGGCATCCCACCGTGCAGGACAAAGGAGTCTGCATAACAGAGGATCAAGGCACAAGGCTACTCTCTGTTGAGTTCGTCGCAATGTCTTAGGCTAAGCTAGCCTACATTATACCTTAGGTCAAGGCATAATCTAAGATAGCTTAAAGGACGTAGCGCCACACAAGGTAGATTAGGACGCATAGAATGAATAGGTCAATCACTTCCTTAGGACTCCCTTATTCCCTGTTATCTGAGCCAGAGAATGGACTAGTTTTCTGATTTGGTCAAGATCTTTTTTCATTCTCTGTTCCTTTGGTCTTCTGTCTGTATGTGTCCACGAATGTCGCAGTGTTAACCGCTCTACCGTGTAGCCCTAGGTTTAGGCATAACGGAGGCCCTTTAACGTGGTGCACCTCTATCCACGGGCTGGTAAGGCCGGCTCCCGACCCCGGTTTAGTACCTTGCGGCGGTCCCGGTTGACCGTCTTTCGATGGGTTAGTTATGGCCTATCCCAAACCTAAAAGCAAGTAACGAAATGTTACAGGATTGAAACATTCAATCCCCCTTTCTCGCTACAAGAACGCGGGACGCGCGATTAACCTAAACGACAACAGAAGTCAACACCTACGTGGGGTGCGAAGCGTTTTTTATACTACAGAAGGGGACCTACCCAGAGAGGACGCCGCCAAGGCGGCAAACGAAAGAAGGAAGGTTTCTACAGCAACACCAGAGACATACACCCACCCCGTGTTCCTTGCCGTTGCTTGTCTGGTGTTGTGGGGATGTAACATATACAAAACAAATCTATCTACCCTCTGCAATAAATGTTAGTCATGTGTTGACTTCCTGAAGAATTTATGCAAGTCGCGTGCGTGTGCGTGTGTGTATGCGTGTGTGGAG